TTGACCTTCAAAATTATCTCGTATAAAGTTAGCTTTGGTATAGTCCAATACCATAGAGTTTCCGCTTTCGAACTTCACAGTACCGGAGTACATCTGATGAAGCTTTTGCATAAGCTTTACAGGAGTGTCAGCTAATATATCCTCCTCCTTCCCCTCTATCACTAAGTCTTTAGTCAATCTATTACACATAGCATACGTGGACTCTTGCATATCTACATGTAAGATATGCTCTTTAGTATCTACTTTGAACCCCGCTTCTTCTTGAGTATAAGAAATAGTGTAAGGCTTCATAAGATTCATAACATATTCCGGAGCATCGTCATAGTTCTTATGAAACATGCCGTTAATTTTTATCTGTTTAATTAACACATGTTCACGTGCAAATGCATAGAAGTTTTTGAATGAACGAAATGGATTGTTTGGTATACCATACACTTGGTGGTAAATCATACTGTAAGACTCAGGAGTGGGTGTTCCCGATAGTAGTATGATATGACTACCACATTTTTTAATTAACTCTTTTACGGCTTTAGCTCTATTGTTTGGCTTGGGGTATGAACCCATGCCATGAGCTTCGTCACATATTATTAAATCCCACTTTACATCGGGAGCTTTATGTAGGCTTTCATAGTTGATAACGAAGAGGACATAGCTTGGACACAGGAGGTCTGTATCAGCCGTAATGCTGCTTATAGCTTTCTTCTTGGTGATAAACAGAACATTTTCATATCCAAGTTCTTCAGCTATTCCCAAACTCGTTAGAGTTTTTCCCGTTCTTACCTCCATAGAAAGGTATAGAAACTTATTTGAAGTAAGTATTTGTTTCCCTTTGGCTATTATTTTTTTTTGGTAATCTCTAAATTCAAGTGAGCTACTCATCTTTGTTTTATAATATTCAACATTTTTATTTATCTCTTCTAGTTGGTCAGAGTTTATAGAATATTTAGGTACACTACGTACTTTACTATTTTTCCCTCTTCCTACCTTCATATCTTTTGTTTGAGTCATGATTTTTTGAAGCATCTTGAAGTGCTCATAGTTCTGCTCATTAGAATAATATTTTCTATTCATAATATTAACGAGGATTGAACTTCTGTGGTATTCTTCTTTCTGATTTTAATCCATCTTCCCGTAGAATCTCTTCCCTCTTCCGGCTCCATATTATGTTTGTACATACAGTATCTAATCAACCATCGGTAGAATAAAGTCCGAGAGATAGTCATTTTAGCTTTCGGTCCATAGTCAGGATACTCTGTAATGAAGTCTAGGTATATGTCAGATTTGTATGTTTTGCAATCCAATTCAAGATAAGCATTAGGAACAGTTCCCTTAAGCAATCCACACCACTCTATGAAATCATGGCTCGTAGCAGCAGACAGTTGTCTCACCCCAAGATTAATAAATGTACTCTCTACCAACCCTGTCTTGAGATATCCACGTAAGCAGTACACCATAAAGTTGTCAAACTTACACCAATCGGTATCATCCCAATCGGCAAAGAAGTGTTTCTTAAACTCCATAAGAGGAGTTTTGTTTTTGTTGTAATACTGATGTAACTCTAACTCCCATTTCCTTCGTGCAAAAGAGTTACCCGAACCTTTGATAGCATAATTAGTAGTAATAGCTACCTTAGGAGATTTGCTAAATGGAATTTTAATAGCATCCTTGTTCTTCTTCTCAAGGGTTAAACCTTCGGTTACTACGCTGAACAATCTCTCAAAGTCAAAACTCTTTTTAACATCATCAAAACATAATAGCTGAGTATCAGCACTCACTAGCTGATATGGAAAAGAACGTTCAAAGGCAAACGCCTTTCCGTCTATTACGACAAGCTTCTTCATATGACTAAGAGCATTCATAAATAAACCCTTACCCGTTCCACCCTCAGGGTTATCACTAATCACTTCATCGTTAAGAATTACCGCCGGGCAGTAGCTTAGGTTTTTATACCCATGCATCATATACCCAATAGTAGACTCCATAGTAGCTATCCTTCCACTTTCATTGTTACATATATTACCTATAAATTTAGCATAATGACAATCTCCTATCTCACAGATATTAAAGTTTCTATTTATAACATGGTCTTTCCACACATAACCTCCTAAGTCAAGATAATCTATAATCGTAACCTCTTTCTGAGTTATACGAATAGAGCAGTTGAGGTAGTACAGATACGAAGTGTCTTTAGTGTCCTCCACAAAGAAGATATCAATGGTAGCAAGTAACGTAAGGAACTCCTCACGAAAGTACCTAGTACACTCAGCGAAGAAGTTATATATGCTTGCATCCCCAAGCTCAAGAAGATAGTCTAAGATAAAATCTTTAATCTCTTTCTCGGACGTATGGTCGATAAGGTTGTTGGTTACCTTCACAAAGACATAGTTCTTCCCTCCTTCGGGGCAAAATTTATAGAATCCATTATCTTCTAAGAATCTCTTAAACTCTATATGCTCAATCTTTATTACTCCTTTATCACTCTTCGTCCAAAAGATTTGCTTCTCATTATCTGCTTCGACCCGATTGAGAACAGCCTCAATAACATCGCTCTCCAAGTTGGTCTCCTTTAGTTGGGAGCGAATTTCTTTTTTTGATGCACCTCGCTTTAGTTGATTACGAATAGAGTTTATCTTCTCATCGTCCTCATAGTACTTCGTTCCGAAGTTGTCTACTCGGCTGTAGGCAGAGTCTATAGTCCTATCTATTTCCTCTTCATTAAAATCATCGGTAGCATATCGGCGAAGAATATTTGTTGCTAAGTTTTTATATATCCCAAAATCATTAAAGGCCATAGCTAGTACATATGCGTGTTGGTTGCGTTGACCTTCCGTCATAGGATACTTTTTTATCCACCACTTTACAAGGATATCTACAATCTTATTCTCATCTGTAATAGGAATAGTTGGTGGGTCTCTCCGTGTTACTTCTTCATATTGTTGTTCATCTATCTTCTCCCAAATAGAAGAGTTGGTGTTGATGAATAGTAAAGGGTCGTATGACTCATAACATACACGACTGATGTTCTTTGATGTTTTATCAAAGTGTGGGTTGTCGAAGTATTTCTCAAGTGAGTTAAAATAGTTGGTGTGATTGGATGGGTCTCTAGGTATTTTAATTAATGCTTTGAGTCCTGCTCCTGATGGTGAGATAAATACCGAATACACATATCTGTCTTTAGATAGTTTCTCTTTATCCGATACTAAGTCTTTGTTTTTTGCATATCCATCAAAGTCTAAACATATAAACCCACTATGCTCTTGTAAAGAGTTGTCTGTTCTTTTAACAAACTTCCCGCTAAAACAAATCGCGGGTAAATCTTTCTTTAATTCATTACGTCTAGATTTCTCTTTCTCTTTTCTGATTTTCTTAACTAGGGTTTTACTTGCTCCATTTCTGATGCGGTCTAAAACAAATCCAACATGTCTATGGAAAGGGGTTGAGGTCTCTCTTATATTTTTAAAGATAGTTATATCTTGCGATTGTGTCGTGTCCATGACAATTTAATGCTTATTTTGTGTTTTGTAACTAATTGATTTTTAAACTACTGCTTATAATGCTTATTTTTTTCTCTCGTATACAAGGAATAAAAAAATATAGTATATATATAAAGGGGGGTAATGTACTCATTCTTTTTCGACTTTCGACATAAATTTAAAAAAGGGTACAGTACTGTATCTTTTTGGATACGATACCATACCCCTTTCTTCATTCACAATATACCTAGAATGGTATCTCGTCTGTATCTACAGGCGCACTTGCCTTAGCTTTTGCTACAGGCTTCTCTTTACCCATCTTGGGGTTAGGCTCCCAAGTGTCTAGTTGGAAGTAGTGCTTACCTCCCTTAGATTCTTTTAGGTCTAAGTTTACCCATCCCTTTTTTTCATTTTCTTTTAGGAATACGATGAACTCATCCACCTTGATTGATACTGCGCCCATAACAAATGATGGTGCGTTGTCTTTTTGTTTGAAGAAGATACCTTCCCCAAAAATCTTGTCGTCTTGTTTTGACATGATTACTTATATTTAATTGTTTGCTCCAAAAAAATTTTCACTGAGTCGATAATTTGTTTTTTCTCTTTCGGTGAATTGCAGACAGTTGGAACTTCTATCTGCATTATGTTTAGTTTACGGACTTTCCGCAACCATTGTTTTAACCTATGGTATATCTTAGATAACATCGTTGATATAATAGTCGTCTATCTTTTTAGGGGCATCATCAATAAAGAACTTCTTATAAACCTCTATCGCTCTTTCGACTTTCTCTTCCCCTCTAGAAATAAAATCTTCCGAAGGAGTGAACATCCCTAGCATGTTAGAGCCTTTATCTATAGCGTAGAATACTAAAGGTTTCCCAAACAGAGTTTGGTAGATATAACATTGACTATCGTAATTATACTTACGAGCAGACCACTTGAAGTCATTGATATTACCCGTAGTCTTTAGGTCTATGATACAGTCTTTAGTAATGATATCAGCCTTTCCTTTCCACATTAGCCCTTTGATTTCACCAATCGCAGGTTCTTCATATAGATTTCCCTCGGCACGAATACTTTGATAGAACTCAAAGTTTCCTAACATCGTCTTTACATTCTCTTCTATACCTTCCTTTTCTTTGGTCAACATACAGAATGGGAGACCTGTTTCTTCTAAGAAGTTTTTATATAGCTTCGTTGACCGAGTAGATGCATCCACATGACGCACGTTTTTAGCCTTCTCAGGCTCCAATATCATCTGATGGAAGTGCCTACCCTTAGCAAAGTTAATATTGTCGTCCTGAGGCACCCCAAATTCTTTTGGGTTCCCTAGCAATTTACCTATGTCCGAATTTGAGAGGTACTTTCTACCTATACCTGAGTAATATTCATTATCGTCTCTGAGTTTATCTATATCATTCATACGTTCTTCTCTTCATTAGCCTCGTCATAAACTGACTTAAGTTTAGATATTGAAGCGGTAGTAAACTTATACTTTGAAGAGATGCGCTCAACAATTTTGCTGAACTCTTCGTGGCGTGATTCTATTATAAAACTCTCTACGGCTGACCACGAAGGAGACTTAGGTGTCATAGATGGTAACTCTTGAGGCTCAGGTGTCGGGTCAGGTACATCTTCTCCCGTATATACATTAATACCTAGACCATGCATCGCGATTGCTTTAACTGTACTTCTCTGTATGGCACTGTTAACATCCATCGACGTTAATTTCTCCATAGGTATAGACCTGTTACGATAATCCATTACAGGGAGCATATCTACTATCTCTTGCTTGTTTACTGTTATACCTACTTTGACATAGCAAGATTTACCATCGCTAAAATAATTAAGCCCCGTGGTTTCGCACTCATATATCTTTCTGTTAGCGTCAGGATACGATGTTTTGAGTAACCTCCACACGTTAGACCACGATATATAATCGAGACCTCCCTTTTTTTCTACATACTTGTTTACGTTGATTGCAGATAACGTATCAAAAACTGATTTTTTTGTTGTCGCCATGACTGTTTGTATTTAATTTATTGTATTTATTGGTGAGAATAAGGTGGAGCTTTTTTGTTTTTTCTATTTGCCTCACTATTCCCTCTATATATTTAGGACGTTGGGGTTCTCTTATCTCTTCTAGTTTAATTGTCTCTTCAAGTCTATTTATCTTGCTGATACAGTTAGACATAGATAAAATATATACCCCTATATTCCATCCGAAAAACTTAAATGAATCGTAGTCTCTTGGACTAATCTCTTCATAAAAGGCACCCCCTTTTTGGGTGTTTAAAATTGTTATTTCATTGGCATTATCTTTTATGCGATAGCAACTCACAATCTTTATTCCATGCAACAACCTCCCCTCAAAAGGAGCAGCGTTTACATTGACTGAGAATCTATCTTGTTTAGCTTGGTCGAATACTTCCCTCAGGCTGAATGACATGTTCCTTTAATTCTTTTATTAATACTTTATAATCTGTGTCATTTTTTACAAGGGATGTAACACGTTTAAGACCATACATAATAGTCGTATGCTCAGTGGAGTAACCTCTCTCGCTCATAAACTGTTGTATGTCTCGTATTCTCATAGGTCGTTGATGGCATAGATAGAATAAAAGATATCTTGCATCAACTACATTTCGAATTTTGCTCTTTACAAAAAGGTCTTTATACGAAAGGTTGAATCTATGGCATACACTACGACAATAATACTCAAAGATTTCCTCTTTCATTGTTTCTTTTTTTAGGTTCTCTCTTGCCCGTAAATAGGTACTCGAAAAAATCAGTTAATACTATATCGTGTGGAGAGGGTTTGAACCCTCGCTGAGACTTTGCTTGGTACTCATCGTCCAAGTATTTGTCGTCGTCCTGAGTTTCCTCAAGAAGTGTTTTTGTGTTTGACATTACATTTAATTTAATTGGATTGTAAATATACAACATGTTTAATTATTGTACAAATTTTGTGCAACTTTTTATCGGTAACCTTTAAAATCAGTTCTCTCCTCAATATCAATTATGTGTTGAAATAGATATTCTTCTACTTTTTCTAACTTTCTATTTTCATAGGTTATCTTATCAAAGATATTTTTATACGCCCATATCCCGCTTTTTAACATCTGTATGTAATACATCTGAGGATACATCATTACATCTGTACACTCATCGTTGAGATTGTATATAGAAGTGTCATACTCTGCTGTAAATTCTTTGCGGGGCATAAGCTGTCCGAACTGAGTAAAGTCTTTGATGTTCCACTCAGTTTTATCTGCCATTTGCTGTAAGGTTTGGATTCTGTCTCGGCTATCTTGTGTGCGCTTTGCATACCTCGAAGCCTTTAAAAAAAAACTTTTCATATTGTTTGGGGTTAATCTATTTCACTATCGTCAGCAACTATTACATCACCAACTAATATACTCCCGTACTCTTTCGATGCGGTTTCGTTTATTGGCATAGAACGTAGCAGTCCTTCTTCGTTTACTATAAAAACTTTACCGTCTTTATATACATACTCTATGTATCCATCAACAAGTTCTTGTTGCTTTGCTAAAGAGTCTATTGCAATATCTTCTACGATAGTGCCATCTATTTTAATTAAAATAGCCATTGTTTTAATGTTGAAGGTCAGTGTACTTGGCATACCAATAACCTTGATGAATAATTTTATCTACTCCCTCCCACTTAAGACGAGGTTTTAAACCCTCGATAGTCTCAATAAGAATAGCGTTATTTTTTTTTGCTTGAGACTCAAGAATTTCAATACACTCAATATACATATCTTCATCTATGAAGTTGGCTATATGAGTTTTATTTCCATCTTGAGAGAGAAACTCTACTTTAATCAAAGTAGTCTGCGTTTGATTCTGTTCCATAAAGAAGGTTTGTAATTACATTCGCACAACCGAGAAGGTTTGTCTTTACCCTCTAGCTTAGTTACTAATCTTTTATACTTCTTTACTTTAGCATCATAGCGTAAACCTATAAAGTCTTTACGTTTAAAGCGTTTATCTTTCCCTTGAAAGTTACCCGCATAAATTGATGCAAACTCTTGAACACGCTTAGGTGTCCATTCAAAATAGTTTTGTTTTTTAGGTGACATGGTTATTATATATTAAAATGATTACTTGAAACTTCTTCTGTGGTGTACTCGCTTCCACACGCTATACATTGAAAGCTATCTCCCGACAACTCATCTTTGATTAAGTCGTTGTAACACTCAATGCAATAAGGCTTGTCATCTGTTTCCTCTTGAGGAAATATGTCATCCCATAATCGTGATTGATTATGATTATCAACACTTCTTTGCATCGGTTCGTAATGAGAAAAAGGAAACTTTTTTACAATAGGTTGAGGCGCATATGTTTTATGACATTGGTGATTGCCTAATGGTTGTGTGTCGTTGAAGTATATCCAACACGTTATCACTCTACCATCGTTCATCTTAATTGGAACCTCTCGTCTCTGATACCATGTAGGATGTCCTTCCAACCTATCAAGGTCGGCAAAGGTGGTGTCATTGACCTTAAACACATCAACCTCTACATTGTGTCCTACTCCCTCCGAAGATAGAAGATAGGGTAAGCCACTGATGATTAAAGGGTATTTAGTCTGTGTCTCTCCACTGCCTAAAAACCTTGATGACCTTAAGTAATTGTGATAGTTACTATTGTCTTTCTTTAGCGTTCCGTAAACAGCCACGACATTCTCTTGCAATACATTTGACTTAGAGTACCACACACCATCGCGCTTGGTGTATTTATCTCTGTTATATATCTGAAAAGATTTGTCTTTGGTGTTGATGGAAACGAATCTTGAATCGTACTTACTTAACTCTGCCTTCCATTGTTCGCGAGGTATATCACCTAGATTTTCTGCTAACACTTTACTGTCGCATTTCTCTTTAGTTCCCAACCCCTTAATAGTTCCGTTCTGCATAAGTAACTCATGCTTTAACTCACCACATACAAAAGGGTGTGTGTTGGATAACCCAACCTTCCCGACTGTAGCATATCTAAAATGAGCAATAAAAGGTCGCTCGGTTAATAATGACTCGTACTCTGATGACTTATGATAGGTGGTCTCGAAGGTATCGAGGAACGTAATCCCAAGTCCATGAGGATTAATTCGTGCCGAATTTTCTAACGTCTCTTTCGAGATGATGTTAGACTTTTGTTTGATAATAATTACACACATTGTGTTGTTTGTTTAGTGAGGGTTTGAACCCTCATTGATTGTTTATTGATTGTACAAATATAGTGCATATATTGTGCAATTCCTAATTTATTGATTGATTATTTTTCAGTTAGCCAATCCGCGATGTACTCATCACGACATTCTTTAGAGCAAGGCTGACCTTCAACCTCGACTTCTCTCTCTCCACAGTTTGCACACATAGGGGTTTCATCTTCCATGTCTTTTTTATAAGTGAGTTAAGGGTGCTGTATGCTGAACAAAAGGATGACTGAATTTAATGGGCACCACTGTCCATAACTCTAATTTGGTAGCTGCTTTGTCGTCTGCTTGTTCCTTAGTTTTGAACTTAGCAGTTCTGCCTCCAAATCCCTTCATTGTATTTAAAGTCCTATCGTTTATAACGATAAATATATTTGTGTCTTTCATTTAACTTGTTTAATCTTGTTTAATCTTGTTTTTGCCAATCTTCCAAATCAACATGGCATACTTGGTCTTTAAGAAACTCTACTACGGCTTGGTACACCTCGCCTATCTCACTGTATAAATTACAGTCTAGCAGTTCAATCGGTACGCCCTCACACTCCATCTCAATCTTATTTACTACGGGTATCAACCAATCCCATGAGGTGTGGAACTTCATATCGTCAGGGTGGAAAACATTATCATCGTTTTCATTATGTGTATTATTTATATTCATGACACTTCCTCCAACATCATATGCTATTGTTCTGTCATCTACCGCATCTGTCATAGGAGGGTATCCCATAAATTCTGCTATTAGTTTATTATCGTTCATGGTGTGTATGAGTTATAGGTTAATATTTCTTCGTACTTCTCTTGCATAGCTTCGATTAACTCCCTACCATTCCTAGTATGGATGCCGTCGCTATGTGTGTATAGAGAGGGTATCGGTGTGTTGCATAATAGCAACTCCATTAGAGCATAGCTATCGTGTCCAACCTCTTCTGCTACCTCGTTGATAGCTGATGCGAGTGCCGCACAGTTGTGTCGTGGTGTACTATCTAGGTCTTCCCTGATGTACATTTCTACTTGGTTTTTAGTCATGTTGTTATTGGTTTTGGTGTTGATATTCTTTAATAAATCTTACTACTTGTTTATGGGTTTTACCTATATCGGTTGATAATATATGTGCGCCTATTAACTCGTTCTGCTCTTCAATCTTCTCCACTACGGGTATCAGCCAATCCCATGAGGAGTGGTATTGTAGTTCGTGAGGTAGATACTCATACAATCTAACTCCTTCTGAATCTTCCATAAAGAATCTATCATCTTCATATACATATCCCATAAATTCTGCTATTAGTTTATTGTCTTTCATTTTATTCACTTTTAGTTATGCTATTAGGTGAGTTGATTCACTTATCTATTCGGCTCATTTAGTTATATTTAATTGCATATAATTCTAAGAGTTGTGCGTCTTTTATATGTGATAGCATATATACGTGGTTAATAATACCCCTATTTTAGGGGTGTTTCTTGCTATTAATTTGTTATTGTTCATCGTTATGTTCTTTAATAAATTCTACTACTGCTTGGTATGTTGCTTCTCTTTTGCTATCAATAATATCTATATTTATTACTTCTTCTATCGAATGGTCTGTATTGTGATTTATTTTACATCTACTTTCAGCTATTATAAGTTCATATCCTAAGCTCTCTATCTTCTCTACTACGGGCATCAACCAATCCCATGAGGTGTCGTATTGTAGTTCGTTTACTCCGTAGCATAAATTATTATGCGTTGGCATATTGTAAACATCTTCGTCAGGTAGCACTCTTTGTCCACTCATAAATTCTGCAATCATTTCATTATCTGATATGCACTCATGTTCCATTACATCACCCTCGTCATCGAGGATATCATAGCAACAATCGGGGCATGTTTTGTATTCGTTATCTTCTTGTTTCATTGGTTATATAGTTTTTCTAATTGTTCCAACATAATATCTAACATTTGTCCGTCAGATAAATAGTTATCTCCTTCTTCTGAGTACTTTGGGTTTTTGGCGTACTCAATTAACCCCTTGATTTGTTCTTTCATTTTATTATCTTCCATGTTATTGCTCATACTGTTCTCCTTTTAAAGTTTATGGTTTCTAATATCTCATCATTGATAAATTCCATGATGGCATCGTTGTTCTCAAACGTAGCGATAAGTATAGACTCTGCTTCTTCGTCTGTTAGCTTGATGTCTAAATGCTCTGCGTTACGCAGTACATCTTCTGTACTCCACTTAAGTTCACTGCCCGTGTAATAGGTTAGAGGGTTTGAACCCTCGTTCTGAGCTTTCCACTCCTCATGCTTCTCAGTAAAGTAAAGTATAGATTTTTTGCACTTCTCTTCGCTGTATCGTGGTTGTTCAATAGATTTGGTTTGAGATAAAATAAGTTGCTCGTTCCAAAAAATTAACTTGTCGGCATAGCCGTTTTTGTAGGATTGTGTTCCCATAGGATTAAAAATTGTCGTGTATATAACACGTGGTTAATATTAGTAACACAAATAGGGTAACTAACCCCACTGTGAAAATAAAGTCGTTAAGGCGTTCTTTATTCATGGTATTTAAGTTTTAAAGCTTTTAAATCTTCTTTGAACTCTTGGTAAAGAACGTCTTGCCCCCTCCCCTCTTCACCTTCACCCCTTAGGACGTCAATGACCTTATCAAGCCACTGTGCTTCAAGCATATTTTTGTTAGAGTTGTATCTAGCTTCTAGTAATTGTACTGCTAGGTTTTCACGTGTCCAATCAGAGTTGGTAACGTCATCAATCATTTTTTGTCTTATATCCATTCTTTCTAGATTGTTTATTAATTGTGTAAATATAGTTTAATTATTGTGTAATTCCTAATATATTGTGATAAAACTTATAACTCTCTGTAAGCGAGTGAGTTAGAAAGGAACGAGGGTTTGAACCCTCATTCCCGATTTTTTTCATTTTAAATATCTTTGAGTAAAACAATCAACAACACAATTCCAAAAGGTTTCATTGTGCGCTCTGTTTTTTCGATTAATCTCAAATCGTAAGTCTAAAAGGTCTTCGTAAAAATACCTTAATCTATCGCACAGCGTAAAAGTGTATGGTCTTTTGTATTTCATGTTTTCTATTGATTATTATCTACTCCATACAACATATCACAAGCCTCATCTTCGGTCTGTTGATTGTTTAAGCCGTTAAGGGCATCATGTAGTCTAAGTCTATCCGTTTCGTCTTGGTCAGAATCAAAAAACTCACCATTTAAGTCTATCCAATTCCCATCCCACGCCACACCATTCAAGTACCATTGAAAGTTGCGCTGTACAATGCTTACGCCCTCAATTCCGTTTAATCTTTCTTTGGTGGTGGTGGTTTGCCATCCGCAAGTTGTGATAGATATAGTTCTGTTTAACCCATGAGAGCGCGATGCGATTACGTTATCATGTAACAGCAATTCTGTTGATACTGAGCGTCGAGGTTCTCCGCTGTTGCTTCTGTGTATTAATATTCTTACTCGCATGTTTTGCCTTTTGAAAGGTCTGTCATTCATAAAGGCGTTGATTGAATCTCTTGTTATTTTTCTCATCTTAGTTTCGGATTATATTATAGTTATACTGTGAAGCGTTAAAAAAACTGTCATCTTTTAACAGTCTTTCCCGTCTGTCAAATTCCTTGTAGTCCTCGACATATAAACTTTCGCTTAATTCATGTCGTGTACTCTCAGGCGTTTCAAATCTGTACTCGGACAGCGTAGAAGAAAATAATATCTTTCTTTCTTTCTGTTCTTTTAACAGGGGTAAATAAATCTTTGTCATAACATCTTTAATGGTAGGCCATCACCCGTTAATTAGATTGCTGTTTCGTCCTTATGGACTCGTCAGGAGTGAAATATATCACCCGACAGCGGTGAGGGTTTGAACCCTCACCCCATTACCGCCTCACCATTGTGAGGGGTTTTCTAGTTCCCTTGCACACCTCGTGTAAAGGTCTGTGTTGCGTCCGTGTCTATCGACGAAGGGTAACACATCAGCGTTAATTTTGCCACTCTTAATGAACTTACAAAACGCTTTACCTAACTGCATAACCTTGTTAGCCTTATCAACATCACCATCGTACATGGCTAGTACAATCGGCGTGTATCTACGCTGTACCTTTGCTAGGCTGTGCCCTTTCATTGCGCTATCTATTAAAACGTACATCAGTTCGTAACGTCTTTTTAAAGTGTTCACGTTTTGGATGCGCGAAGGGATGCGAAATTCAACAGTATTTTCCTTGACATTCGCTACACTGCTACGTCCTGAGCCGTTGTACACGTTTGCATGTCCACGTGGCAACATGGTCATATTTTCGTTGCAATAGTGATGGTTTAAACGTCTGCGATATAGCGCAAGGATAATGCCCGATATTGGTCTAAGTTTCTCAAGTAACTCAGCACCGCTTAAGCCCTCGACAGCTACAGTCATATGGCCGCCGCAACGGTAGTCAGTCGGACTCCATTGGTCATCAATAACCCTCTCAGCCTCGTGAAACATATTGTACACCTTATCACGCCACACACACGCCCCGATAAGTGGTAAAATATTGGTCACAGCCTCATAACCGCAACTGCTATCCGTTTCGAACCCACAGAATAAAGGATATGGACGAACTGAACCGCGTCCGAGTCGGTTTTTTTCAATCTCAAATCCGATTGTAAATTTTGCCCTCACTTCTAGGGCTGAACACATGCGCATGGCATCGCGGTCAATCGGTTTAACGTTTGCTACATCGCTAATTGACGCGCCGCCGTTGTAGTTTCTAAAACTCGGCTTTCTGTGGTAGCTTGACATCTCACCACGACTCGCGTTACTGTCATTCTCAAATTTTACACCCATAATATAATATATTAAATTAAATTACTGTTTCGTTCTTTTGAACTCATCAGGAACAGTACACACTGTCCGACAGCAGTGAGGGTTTGAACCCTCACTTTATAGCTGTTATGCGGCAACCTCTAACGGGGTTTGTATCATTGCTCTGAACGTTGCAAGTGCTTCGCCGATATGCTCAACTGTGTTAGTAGTTGTTATGGCACCATTTTCGTCGATGTTCACCACGATATTACCGTGTATGGGATGTTTAAAACGAAACTGCGCCATGTTCGTACTGTTGCTCGGTTCGGCTGTAGCTTCGACCTCAGCACCCTCCACAACGTCCTCAATAGTTTCGCCCGTTTCGTTGGCTTGGTCTAATAAAGCGCGACTCCATTTGTCAAAATGTTGGATGCTTCGCGGGGCTTTCTGTCCTGCTGTAGCTAGTCGCGTCTGTTCACGCTTATACTTAGTGATAAGTTCGGGGTGTGCATCATTTCTGTCAGCTATTCTTACAAGCAAATTAGCTTGTGAACGGTCGGAATATCTTAACGCTTTTTCCACAAATTCACCTTTGTTCCAACTCAACCCCGAATCCGCTAACTGCCTTTGCCCGTCCTTAGATGCGAAATGGATTAGGGCGGCTCTCACTTGGGGGGCTTGGGCTAATGATTTTTCAAATTGCTTCTTTTTCAAATTGCCCTCAGCCGTTTGTAATGTGTGCAACTGTTGTAAACTCCCTCCTTCATAGGTAAAGGAATTAACAAATTGTGTTTCGATTGGTAATAAAATACTCATAACTTATTGATTTTTAGCGTTTTACGCTGTTTTACGTAGCATTATTGCTGCCGCATGTACAAATATAGTACAATTTTAGTGCAATTCTACAACAATGTGCAATTAATTTACATTCTTAGTACATTAATAGTATAATACTAATTTGAGCGCACCAAACAAACGAATGAATGACGGCAAATTGTTAAGGGTGCAAAAGGTCGGACAGAGGCAAAGAGGAGGTTGTAAACACTTGTGAGGGTTTAAACCCTTGTTGCTCTTTCTCTCTCTCTGAGCATAGCACCAAAGGAGGGCGCGAAGTAATGACGGACAGACGGACAGACGGACGGACAAACAACGGACGGACGGACGGACGGCAATGGGGCGCAATGGGGCGGTGTGGATGTCTAGAAAAAACGCCAAAAATTTCGGACGGGCGCAAAGGTTTTTATCTCAGAGCGCAAAAAAAAAATCGTTTTGGGAATCGCACCTCGTCGCGTGGAGTGGGGGGGAACCCAAACACTATACATATCTAACAAAATTTTTTAGCGTACCTTAGCCTTGTATTAAAAACTATTACTATGAAAGCTGAAGGATTAACAATAAAGGATGGTCGTTTAATTAACAATCGTCCTGTAGGCGAATCGGGTATTGCTGAGGCTGCTCGTTTACGTCAAGAGATGAAGCATCGTTATAAAGCTGAGTGTATTGCAGATGGGATTGCACTTGCTGAAAGACGCAAAGAGATGTTTAGATTGATGTAGTCCATGCATTAATTGATTGGTAGGAAGGGGTTTCTGTTTAACGGTTTCCCCTTTCTTATGCCCTTTATTACATGATAAATGACGGTCTAGTGTCGATTTCACGACGATAATTTTTTCTTAACTTTTTGATTATCAATCTCTCTGTCAGTAATGCTTATTTTTCACCTTCACCCATAAGGAAGAAAAATATATATATATAGTTTTCTCTCTCTCTCTATAGGGAGAAGGAAGTTTGACATTTCTATCATACCTTTGTTTCAAATTAAATCTAATCTTATGTTTAAAAACACTTCGGGATATTCTCCCAAACAATTACAGTTTGACGACGAGGGTCGTTCAGGATTAATATCGGGCATCACTCAGATGTCTCAAGCTGTCAAGAGTACTTTAGGTCCAAGCGGTCATACTGTTCTTATAGAGTCTCCCAATCACACTCACGGTATTACGGTCACCAAGGATGGTGTTACTGTAGCTAAGGCTGTTGACCTTATGGACCCTGTAGAAAATTTAGCTGTCCGGATGATGAAGGAGGCTAGTGACCGCACTGCTGCTGAGGCGGGTGATGGTACTACTACTGCTATTGTTTTAACGGAGGCTTTGGTTCATGCGGGTATGGAATTTATTGGCGACAATAATAAGACTGAGGTTTTACGTAATCTAGTAACGGGTATGAACTCTGTTCTTGATGATTTAAAAAAGGGTTCTAAGAAAGTAAGTGGTGAGCGTTTACGTGACGTTGCTACTATCTCTGCTAACAATGACCCTGTTGTTGGTGAGATTATCTCCAATGTTTATGAGGCTGTTGGCAAGGATGGGATTGTTACTGTTGAGAACAGTCAATCTAGCGAGACCACTTTTGAGACTACTAAGGGTTTAAAGATAGACCGTGGTTATACTGCTCCTTTGTTTGTCAATGACCAATCTCGTGACGAGTGTATTTTAGACGACTGTCATATTTTGGTTAGTGACGCTGAGATTGGCAGTGTTTTACAGATAGAGAAGATATTGAATTTTATCATCCCTACAGGCAAGAAGCTTCTTATCATAGCTCCTGTCTCACAGCAAGTTACGAACACTTTAGCTGCTAACGTTATGAAAAGCGGTTTAAAGGTTTGTGTTATCCCTCCTCCTAACTTCGGATATAAGCAACATGAGTTGATGCAAGATATTGCTATCGCTGTTGATGCTACGTACTTTAGTGAGAAGACGGGTGACGATTTAAGTCTTATGGAGCCTACTGACTTAGGTATAGTTTCTAAGGCTGTTATTGGTCGTGACAGCAGTATCTTATTACAGAATGATAGCAATCATACGAGTAAGGTTAGTGCTCGTGTAGGTCAGTTACATGAAGCTCTTAAGGAGGAGACTCGTAAAATTGAGAAAGACTTTATCCGTTCTCGTATAGCTACTTTAACGGGCGGTATAGGTGTCATCTACGTAGGTGGTCAGACTGACCTAGAGCAGAAAGAGTTATTTGACCGTGTAGACGATGCGGTGTGTGCTGTACGTTCTGCTTTAGAGGAGGGTATCCTTCCGGGTGGGGGTGTTGCTTTATACCAACTCACTAAAGATATGGGGGCTTCTCCTTCTGACCTTATGCTATGTGCTGCTTTGCGAGCTCCTTTGCTTCAGATAATGTCTAATGCGGGTATTAAGTTTGGTGATAAGGAGCAAAACAAAATGTTAAACGGTGGTGGTCGTGACATAGGTATAGATGCCAAAACACATACATGGGGTAATATGTATGACATGGGTATTATCGACCCTTTGAAGGTTACTAAGGTAGCTTTGCAGAGTGCTGTCTCTGTTGCTTCTACTATTTTAAGCACTAATGCCATTATCACTATGGCTCGTTCTGTAGAGGAGTCATGACTATGGCTTGCCCTACCTGCTCTACTCCTTTGATATGGGGTGGAGACCACTCATATGAGGACTACGACATCCTTGACGAGAAGGGTATCGTTTCTAACCTTGCTTGTCCTAATGAGAAATGTAATCTTGAAACAGTAATAACATATAGTAAATTATGAAACCAATAGGAAAATATATAGCTATCGAGCCTATCGCAGAGGAGGTAAAAACTTCGGGTGGGTTAGTTCTTTCAGCGCAAGACGTTGGTGACTTCCGCTATAGGAAAGGCACTGTTATCTCTCCGGGCACTGAGGTTACTCAGATTAAATCGGGTGACGTCATCTTCTACGACAGGGGTGCGGGTCACACTATGATGATTGATGAAAAGGTCATCACTATTATTCGGGAGCCTGATGTCGTCGTTGTCGTGTAGCGGCGTTCATCTCCTCTATCATCTGTCTGTATATACGGTCTGTATATGAGACATTTTTTGCGAACAAAGGATTAGAAGATTGGGTGGTAGGGATTTCCTCTCCACTCAATTTTTTATATATAGAGTTTACTACTCGTTTTCCTTTGTATGACAATTCGTACAGTGTTCTTCTTTTCCCGCTTCCTTTTCTAAATACGTCTATCCATCCATCTTTCAGGAGTCTATTAAACCTATTTAGGTCCCAACTGACGAGTCTATCGAACTCTTTAAACTTAGCTTTATCGAAGTATGATTCGGTGTATAGGAAGAGTAGGGCGTCTAGGTCTGACTGTGAGAGTCCGTACTTTGCTTTTATAAAGTAACGTATTACTCTCCAAAATTTGAGGTAATCGTGAGGTAAATTCAATTAGATTTTTTTTATTGTAACTTTGACAAAGTTAAACACATTACCATGCCTGACGAACAAAAGCAAAAAACTCCTTTATCAAAAGTCTTAGCTGATATAACTACAGCTAATAAAAAGCGTAACGCTGCTCGCAAAGCTGCTATCACTAAGATGCGTAGTGACCGAGCTATCGCTCGCCGTAAGAAGCGTAAAGCTTCTAGCGGTATTGTTACGGGTCTTCAGGGGTTAAGTGGGTTTGGACGCAAAAAGAAATAACCTATGGCTACAAGAACTAAAATGTCTAGACCTAGAAAAGGTAAGGCTAGGGTAAAGGTTACTTCTAGTGGAAAGAAGGTAAGCTATGGCCAAGCGGGGAAAGCTAAAGGTGGCGGTCCGAGAGTTCGTCCGGGCACTTCTAAGGGTGACAGTTATTGTGCTCGTAGCTTAGGCATTAAGAGGGGATTATCTAAAAAGAAACAAAACAATCCTAACACTCCCAATAACTTATCTCGCAAGAGGTGGAAATGTGTGGGAGCTAAATCTAAGAAATAACCTAAACTTTATATACCTATATTTGTAACATGAAAAAGCAAGGATACAACTCACGACTCGATGAGTCACTAGGCGCACGTAACGGCAAGAAGTCTCAATCTATGAAAGACCGCCGCGATGAGTCTAAAGCTATGTCTAAAAAAATGTACGGCCATTCTTATGGTGCAGACAAAGGCATGGAGTACCGTAGTGATAATTTAAAATGGCATAAGCATAGTTTAAAATGAGAGATTTAGGTACACCTTTAGCTCCTACTTACGGAGACCCTAAGAAGAAGAAGAAGAGTAAATCTAAAGCTCCTAAGGGAACTTGGTTCGATGCAGATGATGATACATCTAATGCTCCTTGGACAAGACCTAATAAGGGTAGTTACCCTGCTGTAACTAGCACAAGTTATGACAACTCACCAAAAAGAAAGAAGAAAAAATGAGTTTTAAATCTGTCGCAAATAAAATCGCTAGAAAAGGTGGCTACAGCAAAAAAGCTGCAGGCGCTATCTTAGCTTCTGCTTCTCGCAAAGCTTCTGCTAAAGCAAAAAGAAAAAACCCTAACCTAAAGAAGGTAAAAGGCAAAGCAAAAAAGAAATGAAATCACGAGGTTTAGGAGACACCATAGAAAAGATTACCACTGCTACGGGCATTAAGGCTGTAGTGGATAAGGTATCTGACGTCTTAGAAAAAGACTGTGGGTGTTCTGACAAGCGTGACTCTCTAAACAAAAAATTCCCATATAACTAATGGCTACTATACCTGATTTACAACAATTCCACACTCTAGCTCCTGACGTATCCACTACGAACCGTGGCTCGGCTATGGCTAACGCTGACCGTACTGTTTATACTATGACTGATATTATAAATACTGTTACAGGCAGTGTAGGCGATATTGGTGGTTCTATAGCAGACAATCAAATAGCGGTAGGTGCAACTACAGCTAATGAGATAGAAGGTTCTGCATCTTTAACCTATAATGGTAGCCTCTTGACAGTAAGCGGAGCTGTTTCTTCAGGAACTCTTACTGCTACTACAGATATTGAGACCCCTACTATTTCTATAACAGGAGGGGTTGTAGGTAGTTTGCGTAGTGCTTTTGTAGCTTCTGCTCCAACGGACGCTGCTACTGCAGGAACCCAAGGAGATATCCTTTTCGATGCTATAGCTATTTACGTATGCACTGTTAGCGGAGACGCGGGGAATGCTACATGGAAAAGAGTTGTATTAGTAGACTTAGCATAAAAAAATTAAAAAATGGCATATCAAAAATTACAACCCACGCAGGCTGCTGATGTTATCCTTTCGGACAGTATTAACCCTATTAACCCTAGCCGTCCGAACAAAACTTCGGGAAGAGCCGATGGTAACTATACTGATGTATTAAATGATGTAAAAATAGCCACCGAAAGCTATACAGGTTCTCCGGGAGTTGTTGCCTCAGGTAAATTAAATGTTACAGGTGCTACTCCTGCTGTATCTTTTACAGATGTAAAAGTCGGTGACACTATAGTTAATGTAACTTCAGGTCTTTATGTTCATGTAACTGCTGTAGATAGTGAAAAAATCCTCTCTGTTTCTGCTAATGTTTTTGATGATTTAGCTGATACATATAAAGTATATACGGGAGGGTTCTTTGATTTAGGAATCAAGGTAGGAGATATCGTTGTAGATACCACTACTCCTGCCTACGCTACTGTTACTGCTGTTTACTCAGCTTCTTTAGCTTTAAGTGCTGATATTTTTGGAGGTGCTGATGGATATACTATATATCAAAACACGGCACAGATGAACTCTAATACGGAGCCTTTCGTAGTCTACGTAGGAGGAGGTGCTACTAATGCAGATATTAAAGTTACTACTGCTGCGGGCAATGATATTATATTTAGTGCCTTCCCTAAGGGGGGATTCCTTCCGGTTCAGTGCGTCCGAGTATGGTCTACGGGAACTGCTTCCACGAATATCGTTGCGCTATGGTAACTATAAGTAAATGTTATTGGCACTCTACTTGTACTAGCGATGTATGTATATTTTATACTTTAGTATAATTTTATGCCATTATCTATACAAATAGGAGTTGATTTAAGCGGCATAGGAGGAGCGGCTTCTATTGCCCCTTCGCCTCCTCCTGTTACAGGATTTAAGTTTTCTGTGGATACTTCAAAAGCGGGTTCTGCTAATGATACTTTTGTTCTTCCTTTAAAGGTTTCAGGTACTTATGACTTTGAGGTAGATTGGGGTGATAGTACCACTGATACTATCACTACTTGGAACCAAAGTGAAACAACACATGTTTATAGTGCGGGTGGAATATATACTATTGAGTGTACGGGTACATTAGAACAATTTGTTTTTGCTTTAGCGGGAGATAGGTTAAAGATTAAAGAAATTTTCAATTGGGGAGGAAGTAATTTAGATTTAGGAGGCGCTCCTTTTTCTTTTTCGGGATGTGATAATCTTACTGTTTCTGCTACGGATAGTCCTGCTAATACCGGAAATATAGCGGGAGCATTTTATCTTACTAACTCTACAGGTTTTACAAGTGGATTATCAGGATGGGATATGTCTAATACAACCATCTGTCAGTTCCTTTGTTATAACTCTCCTTATTACAATGAGGATATAAGCAGTTGGGATGTAACTAATATCACCAATTTTGCACTTGCTTTTACAGGTACTGCTATGAGTGTGGCTAATTATGACGCTTTACTTATCGCATGGTCTATACAAGATGTACAAAGTGGGGTAACTTTTGGTATTTCAGCACAATATACTGCGGGCGGCTCTGCTGCTTCGGCTAGAGCTCTTTTAGTAGCTAAAGGATGGACTATCGTTGATGGAGGAAGTGTTTAATATATAAAAATTATGAGTCAAGAAATTTGTTACCCTACAGAAGAAACATGGTTTATATGTTTCGCTACTGATTTAAAGTTAGAGGTGAAAGCCTATGCTTCTTTTAATACCGATGAGTGTGTAGACACGCCATGGGATACGATAGAGCTATATACCTCACAACAAAATTGGGAGGATAGGTTAGCAGAATATGGAATTACGGTGATATTTCCTCCTGTATAAGCTTTATAGATTTTCTTGTATCTTTGACGTATGTCACGAATTAGCTCTTACCCTTTAGATACCGATATTATAGGTACAGATAAATGGATAGGTAGTGATGCTTCTAATTCTATGGCCACAAAAAATTTCACCGCAGACAATGTGATGGAGTTTATAAATGGATTCAATAAAGTTGAATCCAATTCTCTGCGGTATGAGTATGATGTCTATTACCCTACCCGTTCTCGTCCTGAGGGTTCTATTACTTTTCCGGGCACTATAGAAACCAATGTTTCTTTCAATACGGTTACTACTATCCGTATAAGCAAGTTTCAATTACAGAGATATGAGGATAATTTAGGGAGTTTTTATTCTAACCCTCTTATCGGTTCTGTCGTTATGATTTCCCAATGTGATAAAATCTCTAATTGGGGAAGTTTCAAATGGCAAAACTCTGTCCAAGTCGTTGGGGAGCCTAATTTCTATGAAATTACTTTAATATATGTTAGTGGTCCGGGATTTTTCGAACCTTTAAAAGACTACTTCGTTACTATTTTAGATTACGATTCAGCCAATAGCGCCGGAGACAAAAACTTTTCTTACGAACAGACCGTCCCTTCTGCGGTATGGCAAGTTACTCACAACTTAAATAAATACTGTGCTGTTTCTGTTACAAGCAAAAATAAAGAAGAAATATATCCTAATATAGAATACGACTCTTTAAATACCGTTACACTAACTTTTTCTACTGCCATACGTGGCTTTGCATTTTTTAATTGATTTACTATGGCTATAAAAATTTATAATGATATTACCCTTGATTCTAACCAAATTAAAGACGTCTCTTTAGAGAGACTTGCTACAGGTTCCGAACCGGCGGGTTTTGAAGGGCAGATATATTACAACACTACTCAAAATGCTATCCGTTATTACAACGGGGCTGCTTGGATAGAGCTCGACGGAGCGGGAGACGTTACTACGGTAACTGCCACTAACGGAGTAAAAATTACAGGTGGTGACGCTAACAATCCTGTTGTAGAGGTAGACTATACCACTGCGGGTGATAATATCGTCTCTGCTGCAGGTGCAGGTACTACTCTTGCAACGGGTGATGAGTTTATAGTTAACGATGGTGGTACGGTTCTAAGATATACTATTAATGATATTATTTCCCTTGCTACTTCTGACGTTACTTCCTTAGCGGTAGCTGTCGGTAGTGATAGTACCGGAGTTCCTATTTCTCAGAACTCACCTACCGGAGCTGTTACTTTAACTTCTCATCCGTACAATGGAGGAAGTAATGTCGGTTATGTCCCTGTGGGTGGAGGGTCTCTTACCTTTTTAAACGGTAATGGAGATTGGGCTACTCCTATTGACACCCAAGCTGAGTGGGACGTAGCAGGTGACAGCGGGTCACCCCAAACAATTTCTGATGGAACCACCTTATTGTTTCAGGGTGGTGATGGAATAGCTACGGCAGTTAGTTCTAATACCCTAACCCTTACTCTCAGGCTTGACGAGCTTTCCGCTAATACTTCTACCGCTTCGGGAACAGACCGAGTAGCGGGAGTATGGGGCGGCACTCAAGGTACCAAACAACTACAAGGTATCCCTATCAACCTCTTCGGAACTCCTACCGCCAATGTGGGTATGGGGAGTAATAAAATCACCGGTCTTGCTGACCCTACTAACGACCAAGATGCGGCTACTAAAGCTTATGTCGATGCCGCTATCGTAGGTGGATTAACTTTTAAAGGTGCATATAACGCGAATACTAATAGCCCTGCGCTTTGGGATACAACTAATATCGCTTCTACTAAAGGTGATGTATATTCCGTTAGTACTCCCGGAGACTTTGGTATTGGTTCTGAAGCGGTAGAAGTAGGAGATTTAATTATTATTAATGACGATATCGCTGCCGATTCAAACCCTGCGGATTCTTTATTTGATATAGTTCAGAACAATATCGACTTAGCTACCAACTCTGTAGCGGGTATAGCTAAGTTCCCTACCGGAAATGGATTTGCTACTATGACAGCCGGAACAAATACTGCCGGAGTCGTTAAGCTTTCTACAGGAGATGAAAAAACCGATGAAGGAAGTACCTCTGAATCTCTTACAATTACTACCGATGCTTTTGGAAAAATTACAGCTGTTAATGCTGCTGCTATAAGTATCACTACTTCTGATATTACGAACTTTACTGCTGCGGTAGAGACTGTAATAGAGTCTTATAGTATTACTGAACCCTTTGGAGATGCACAAGCTAGCTCTTTTACCCTTCAACATAATTTGGGAACCCGTGATGTTATGGTTCAAGTCTATGAAGTGGCGACTGAGGATACCGTAGAGTGTAGTGTGAGCAGAACTAACATCAATTATGTTACTGTAGATACAGGCTCTTATGTTCCGGGAGCCTCCGCTATGGAAGCTTTAATCACTAAAATACTATAATAACATGCCTATATTTTATTACGACGATATAGACTTAGCTACCAATCAACTTCTAGATGTTTCTCTTGAAATTGTTGCAGACGTAGATAATATAGCTGCTGCGGATAACTTTACAGGTAGAATAGCTTTCGACCAAGCTACGGATACTTTCTCTTTCTATAATGGAACGGCATGGGTAGACCTTACAGGTACGGGAGGGGTAGAAAGTTTGGATGCTCAAAATGGAGTTCAAGTTGATGCTACTACCGGCGCTATAACTATTCAGCTTAGGTATCAAAATTCAAATCCAAATAAAAACTTTATAGGTCAAGCGACAAATGGGGGAGGATTATCTACAACAGATGGGTTCCTTGCTTATCAATCTACTGAAGACCCTCTTGTAAGTCAACGTACTATATCTGAAATTTTAGCTTTAATTACTACTACGGGTGGGGTAGAGGAGATTGAAATTATTACCGCAACAGACCAATCAGGCTCCGCACCTTATGCTCCTCTTACTCTTGATGAACCTAATCCGGAAGAGTTTACAATTAAGCCTAGGATATATAAAGGAGGTAGTTTGGTGGGGTATGTCCCTTCAAGTGCGTCTTTAGGTTCCACATATTTCCTTCGTGGAGATGGTAATTGGGTAGTACCGGAAAATGACTTAGGGGTATGGACGATGAGTGATGGTACCACTACACAGGCTGTCCCTAATGGAACTACTATAGATTTCGAAGGAGGAGTAGGGTTAATTACTGAGGTAACTATTGTTGCGACAATTCCAAAAATTATATCTACTCTCGATTTAACGGACAGCAGTTTAGAGGTAGTTGATGCGGGAACTGCCGATACTGATTCAATTGCTTATTCAGAATATTCTTCTGTGCAAAATCAAAAGGCTGAAATTAGTGATGCTCCTTTAAGTACTTTGGGAGATGCTGACGGAGATTTATCTATGACCACTAGTGGTACTGCCTATCAAATTACAGGACTTGATACTGACGACCCTGATACAGGTTCTGATAGCGTATCTAAGAAATTTGTTGACGATACTGCGGGTGAGGTATTTAATTTACAAGGGGAGTATAGTGTAAGTACTAATACCCCTGACCTTACTACCTCTCCCAACTCTATAACGAAAGGTCAAGCGTGGGTGGTAACGGGTGTAACCGATACTTTTTTTGGAGAAACTTTGCGAGCGGGAGATTGGCTTATTGCAAATACTGACGACCCAAGTCAACTTTCAAATTGGGAGGTAGTACAGAGTAATATCGGTTTAGCGGAAAACGATGTATTCGGTATAGCGTACTACGATGGTAATAGCGGTTTTTCTATGGCTGCTGCGGGAGAGCCTAAGCTAGACGAGGTAGCAAATGACGTAGGAACTTTTGGAGCTGCTGATAAATCTATTACACTATCTACCGATGAGTTTGGAAGGGTTACAGATATTGCGGCTAATGATATCGTTCTCCCGGCTTCTGCAGCAGATATAGCTGACGATACGGGTCAGATTTCCGATTTCTCTACCGAAGTACAAGCAGACTTTAACGCTAAAGCTTTTGCAGGTACTTATGGAGGTACCACTATGACAGTAAATCATAGTTTAGGCACTAAAAATGTTAGAGTCCAAGCGTATCGAGATAGCGGTTTGTACGATACTATAAATTTCCATGTTACAAGAACAGATGACGATAACGTTACTCTTACTTCACAAACTACTTTAGGGGCTAACAGTGTTCGAGTTTTAGTACAGGAGTGTACGACTCCATAAATTAAATTAAATAATGGCTGATATAAATTTTTATTCAGGTATTGATATTACGGGTGATATTAATGTTTCCGGTTCTTTTAAAGATACCTCCGGGAGTGCGGGTTCGAATGGACAAGTCTTGTCTTCTACAGTTACCGGAACCGATTGGGTAGACGTTACTAATCTTGGAAATTCCAACCAACTGCTATCCTCGACGAGGTCTATTTATTTATCAGGTGCCGCTGCCGGTCCATTTTATTCTTTAAAGATTGAGTCATCTATCGTGAGTGGAACTGATGTTGTGGAGTTTACAAATACTAAAACTATTTTTCATAAAGATGCCCATGTATATAACGAATTTAAAATATTATCGGCATCAGGAGATTTAGTGGCAGGATTTAATTCCTTTGGTAAAATTATATTAGGTCCTCTAGCAATTCAATCAGATGATTCATCAGCAGGCGCGATAAGATTCCATGAAGCCTCAACTTCGGGAAATAGCACCTATATAACCCTTCAAGCTCCTACAAGTCTTAGTGCAACCCTTGCTTACACTCTTCCGGGAACTATGGCCACATCAGGTCAGATACTTAGCTCTGACACATCCGGTGTTATGTCTTGGGTCGATGCAGCGGTAGATACAAACATTGCTAATACAAATCTTACGCTAGACAACAATCGTATATTAGACATTGATGGCAATTCTCTAGAGTTTGACGTTAATGGTGGTGATATAGATTTTTCTGACTCTGCAGGAGCAGTTGGTTCTTATATTAAAATGGAGCAAGGAAATTTGGTGTTATTGGGTTTAGAGTTCCCTACTTCCGATGGTTCAAATGGCCAAGTACTGAGTACTAATGGAAGTGGTACATTATCCTTTACTACAGCTACAGCATCAAACATTGCTAATACCAACCTTACTCTTGATGCGGTTCGAACTCTTGACCTTGATGGCAATTCATTAACTTTTGAAAATAGCAGTGCAGCTACGGTAATAAAATTTTCAGATACAAATGTACAAGTTGCAAAAGAGCTTAAGCTACAGTCTGTTGACGCTACTACTATACCTTTACGTTTCCATGCGGGTCTTTCTTCTTCGTATTCAGTTTCTCTTCAAGCTCCCGCTAGTCTTACATCTTCCACTGCCTATACTTTGCCTGACGCAGATGGAACTAATAAACAATCTCTTACTACTAACGGCTCTGCAGAATTATCTTGGTTAGATGCTATAAATATTGGGAATAATAACCTTACTATCCCCGGAACAAATACAGCAAGAACTTTAACTCTTTCAGGTGGTTCTAGTTCTTCGTTTGCTATTGAGACATCTTCTAATGACCCATATATACATCTTGAAAAATCTATTACGAATGTATATAAACAATTAAGGATAAAACCTGATACTGCTCGTTTAGGAGGGGTATTGCAGCTGTGGGAAGGAACGGCGGGAGGTACTGATTACATTGGGTTACAACCTCCCTCAGCCGTAACTACTTCTGTAACTTACACTCTTCCTGAGGCTCCTTCTACCACAGGTTTCGTCCTGTCTTCTACTACTGCCGGCGTTATGTCGTGGGTTGCAAATGGAGGAACAGATACAAATATTGGAACGGATAACTTAACTATAGATGATACAAATCGTACCTTAACTTTAAATAGTAATGGACTAAGTACTTTCAGTATTTTGGATACAAGTGGAGGTACTATTGCAGAGTTTTCCGATGGTAGTAATAGATTCGTTGACCCTGTAAATATAAAAAATGTCGCAGGTACTGTAGGAAGCCTTTATATTTTTGACCAAAATAACACCAATTTTATAGGGTTCGATGTTCCTTTCAATACTAATAGTAGTATCCTTTATACTCTTCCTGAGCCTCCGACAACAAATGGTCAAATCCTTGCCTCTCAGATAGATGGTACTATGTCTTGGCAAGATAGCGCCACTACTCCTACAGTAGTTATGGTGGGTGGTGGTAGTGTTCCTTTTCAAAATGCATGTGATGAAGAAAAATGTGCTATGGTATTTGGAGGCTCAAATGGTTTTTGTAGTGAGGGTTGGGGACTTTCGATGGATGCTGCGACCACAACGCCTCCGGGGATTACAGGTCTCGGAAACCCCGGCACTGATGAATCACAGGGGGACCCTATACAGGTTGTCTATGGGTTATTTAAAACTTCTGTAGAAGGTGAAGTTAGGGTTACGGGAGTTGTAAAACCTCCTAATTCAAGCCATGTAGAGGACGAATTTTGTTATATATATGTTTATGAAGTACCTACCGCGGCAGCTAATAATATGCTTACCGGAGCCGACCAAAGCGCTAGTGTAGACTATCTGCTTGTGGCTTCTGCTAAAGTTACTTTAGGGGATGTAGTAAGTAGTGAAGTTTATCCTTCTAGCTTTCTTTCGAGTAATGGTACCACAGTAAGTAAAGATTCTTTTTTATTTGCAACCATGACGTATACCGGTGATGTAGGTTCGGTAGTTCCGGAGTATTTTAAAGTTAATTTTACCGTAACTATAGGATAATGGAATATGAATTAATTGCCTTAGGAATAGGGATTGTATCGGGGATGCTCGGAACATGGATTAAAATGACTAACGAAGTAACGAAAATAAAATCTCGTTTATTCTCTTTAGAGAAGTCTGAAACTAAGGTGGAACAAACTTTAGATATTTTAGTAGAGGGAATGAACGAGATAAAACTTTTGCTTGCGGAACGAGGAATTAGAAAATCAAAATGAGGGATTTAAACAGAGTTATATTACACTGCTCTGCTACCCCTGAAGGTAGGGAGGTTAGTGTAGAAACTATCCGAGAATGGCATACAGACCCGCCTCCACGAGGACGGGGATGGTCAGATATAGGATATCATTACGTCATTCATCTTAATGGAAAGATAGAGTTAGGACGCCCTATAGAGGTGCAAGGTGCTCATACTTCCGGAGAGAATGAGGATTCTATCGGAATTTGTTATATCGGCGGTGTAAACGCCGCTAATGAGCCCAAAGACACTATGACGGTATTACAAGCAATTGCTTTTGTGGAGATAGTTAAAAGTTTAAGGCTTATATTTGGTAAATTATCTATTCATGGTCATAACGAATTTTCAACCAAAGCATGTCCTTCTTTCTCAGTTGAGGAGAAGTTCGGCTTTTTAAATTAATTAATATGGAATTTATAACATTAAATTGGTCTTCAATTGCCCTCGCTGTTATTACAGCTGCAGGTACTTTAACTGCATTAACAGAAACTAAGAAAGATGACAGAATTGTCAACGTACTTTCTCGTATTCTTCAAGCTGTAGTAATGGGAAAAAATCGTAAGAGATAAAGTATTATCTTTGAACTAAATTAAATTAAATCTATTATAATGTCTACAGAATCAACTCAAACTTCGGTTAAGGAATTAAAGCCTGAACAACTTACAAAGCTTCAAGAGCTTTTATCTGCTTTCAATCAGTCTAAGCTAGTATTAGCTGATAGCCTTTTATCTCAAAAAGATGCAATGGAAAAAGTAGAAGCTCATAGACTCGATTTCGCTTCAATGGAAAAAAGTCTTATTGAAGAGTATGGTGAGAATGTCAGTATTAATATTCAAACAGGAGCTTTAACACATAAGTAAAATGTCTAAGATTAGTACGTATCCTATTGATAGTAATGTAAATGTTAACGATTATATTATTGGAACAGATAGTGACAATAGTAATATAACAAAAAATTACACTATATCAAGTATTGTAGCTCTTTCTCCATATGGAGGGATGGCATATATCAATGCTGCGGATACGGCAGGTACTTCTACGACTAGTTTTACTCAAAATGTTTACACTCCTTTAGTTACTGTTCTTACCTCTCAAATTGCAAGTGGGTGGGAAGTGGATTCTTCCAATACCAATCGCATTGTTTATATTAATGGAGCTGTAAAACCTGCTACTATAACCTTTACCGTTAATTGTAAAGGTTCGGCGGGAGATGTGTTAGATTTTGCTATGTATAAAAATGGAACAGAAATCGCAGGTACGGAACAAAGAACGGAAATGCCTTCTTCGGCAGACGTACCTGCTATTTTTACTATTCAAACTTTACAGACTTTAGCTGTTAATGACTATTTTGAGATATATGCAAAAAACACTTCAGCTGCGTCAGCAATAACTACCACTCACCTTAATGTAGTGGTTCATACTTTATGAATAAAGATATTCGTAAGATATCTATTGGACCTGACTACAAGGGTGGCGCGATGCATTATATCGTTGGTCAATCTGTGTTAAATGGAGCGTATAAAATTCATCATATTAGGCATGAATTAGATACTCACTCTATTTTAATTTGGATAGAAAAAGAGAAGACCGTTGTCTTATGGAAAGAGTTTCGTGAGACGATGCCTATTTCTGTTGAGTACAACATAAACTTTTAATGAAATCACCTTTCAATTTTATTGTCCAACCTACTTTAGGTAGGCGTTACTCCAATACTAAAAAAATTGGGGGCATAGACCTTATTATAAGTAGTTCGGAAGAAGATTCTTCAGCCTCTAATCGTGAGGCTATAGTAAAAGAATTACCTATAGGGTATAAGGGCCCTATTAAAATAGGAGATACTTTACTTGTTCACCATAATGTTTTTAAATTTTATAATGATATAAAAGGGAAAAGAAAAAGTGGCAAGAGTTTTTTCCGTGACGACTTATTTTTTGTAGATACAGACCAATTTTTTCTATATAAACAAAATGGCGAGTGGCATTCTCATGACCGTTTTTGTTTTGTTAAGCCTATTCCTATAGAAAAATCTTTGTTATCTAAACCCGGCACTGAAGAACCTTTGATGGGGCTTATGGAATATCCTAATAAGTATCTTCTAAGTCAAGGGGTAAAAAAAGGAACTAAGATATCTTTTACTCCTGATTCTGAGTATCCTTTTAATATCGAAGGGGAAAAGCTATACAGGATATATGACCATCAGATAACTATGTCACATGGAATCTGAAGAGTTAAAAACAAAAATTATTGCGGCAGGAAAAAGAGCAGTAGAACAACTTATTAAAGTTGCACAAGAAGATATAATTAAACCTGACCCTGAAGATGAATTAGCTGCGGATAGATTAAAGAACGCTGCAGCTACTAAGAAGCTATGTATTTTTGATGCTTTTGACATATTATCTAAAATTGAGATAGAGCAAGAAAACCTTAACTTAGCAAGTAGTCACGGAAGTCGCACCGATAGTAAGCAGGGATTTGCAGAACAAAGAGCAAAAAAATAAATTATATACGACAGTACATAAGCTAGTTCCTACTAATGTTATGTCCAATAAAAACCGTGCAAAAACATGGCGATACGGATACAATGATAAATATGGTATTATTGTTATTTCTACAACGGGACAGTTAGGTGAAATAATACATGTGTCGGGAATAAACATCGGACTTCCTCCTGTACCTAAAGATATCCCTTGCGAGGAAAAAAAAGACCAACAGTATTGGAAGCGTGTTTCTCTTCCTAAACCGTTATCGAGAATACCTTCTATATTTCAATGGAATGAAATGCCCGCGGGGTTTAAAGATAAATGGATAGATTATATAGAAGCTGAATTTGACCGTAGAGAACAAGGTCATTGGTTTATGAACAATGGCATTCCTACTTATGTGACAGGAGCTCATTATATGTATTTACAATGGGCTACTATAGATGTAGGTTACCCTGACTTTCGAGAGGCAAATAGAATTTTCTTTTTATTTTGGGAAGCTTGTAAAGCTGATGATAGATGTTTTGGAATGTCCTATTTAAAAATTAGACGTTCAGGATTTTCTTTTATGGGGTCTTCAGAATGTGTAAATACAGGAAGTTTAGCTAAAGACTCTCGTGTAGGTATACTTTCAAAAACAGGTTCAGATGCTAAAAAAATGTTTACTGATAAGGTTGTCCCCATATCTAATAGATTACCTTTTTTCTTTAAGCCTATACAAGATGGTATGGACAAACCTAAAACAGAATTAGCTTTTAGGATACCGGCTTCTAAGATTACAAAAAAGAACATGCATCTTTTGTCTGTTAATGAGTTAGATGGATTAGACACTACTATTGATTGGAAAAACACAGACGATAACTCTTACGATGGAGAGAAGCTTTTGCTTCTTGTACATGATGAGAGTGGTAAGTGGATTAAACCTAATAATATCTTAAACAATTGGCGTGTTACAAAAACATGTTTACGTTTAGGTAGTCGTATTATAGGAAAGTGTTTAATGGGTTCTACATCTAACGCTTTAAACAAGGGAGGAGATAACTTTAAAAAGTTATATGAAGACTCAAGTACAAGTGTGCGTAATGGAAACGGACAGACTAGAAGCGGTATGTACTCTTTATTCATCCCTATGGAATATAATATGGAGGGATTTATTGACCGATTCGGAGAACCTGTAATTGACACTCCTTCTACTCCTGTTAAAGGTATAGATGATTTAATGATTAAGTCAGGAGCTTTAGAGTATTGGGAAGCGGAAGTAGAGTCTTTAAAGAATGACCCTGATGCTTTAAATGAGTTTTACAGACAGTTCCCTCGCACGGAGTCACATGCTTTTAGAGATGAAAGCAAGTCTTCTTTATTTAACCTTACTAAAATCTATCAGCAGTTAGATTATGCCGAGGCTTTAATACGAGAACAGTATGTCACTCGTGGGTCTTTTGGATGGAAAGATGGAAAGATAGATTCTAAGGTAGTATTCTATCCTGACAATCGAGGAAGGTTTAAGGTAAGTTGGACGCCTAAAGGTGCTTTGCAAAATCATTGGACAGAACGAGGTGGTGTAAAATATCCCGCTAATGAGCATATGGGAGCATTTGGATGTGACTCTTATGATATCTCAGGAGTAGTAGGAGGAGGAGGGTCGAATGGAGCGTTACATGGATTAACAAAGTTTCATATGGATGAAGGTCCTACTAACGAATTTTTTTTAGAGTATGTGGCTAGACCTCAAACGGCAGAGATATTTTTTGAAGAAGTCCTTATGGCTTGTGTCTTCTATGGTATGCCTATCCTTATAGAGAATAATAAACCTAGATTGCTTTATCACTTTAAGAATAGAGGGTATAGAGGGTTTTGTATGAACCGTCCGGATAAGCGTTATAATAAACTTTCAAAAACAGAACGAGAGTTAGGAGGTATGCCAAACTCTTCTGAGGATGTTAAACAAGCGCATGCCTCAGCAATTGAATCGTATATAGAAAAATATATAGGGATAGATTTAGAAGGTTCGTTTAGAGATTCTGATGAGATGGGAACTATGCCTTTTGTAAGGACATTAGAGGATTGGGCCAAGTTTGATATTAGTAATAGAACAAAGTATGATGCCACTATTAGCTCCGGTCTTGCGATAATGGCAACCCAAAAACATTTGTATACTCCCGAACAAAAGCAAAAAAAAATAAGCCTTACCTTCGCTAAGTATAGAAATAGTGGAACAACAAGCGAAATAATTAGATGAAAAATGTCAAAATAAACCTCTCATCAGCAGGCTTTCCTAGTCAATTTGTGTCTGACGCAGAGAAAGCAACAGATGAATTTGGGCTACAGATTGGACAAGCTATTCAATATGAGTGGTTTAAAAAGACGAGCAATCAATGTAGATTTTATACTCAAGCGAGAGATTTTAATCGTTTACGTTTGTATGCACGTGGAGAACAGTCTATTGCAAAATATAAAAATGAACTTGCTGTTGATGGAGATTTATCTTATCTAAATTTAGATTGGACTCCCGTTCCTATCCTCCCTAAGTTTGTAGATATTGTTGTCAATGGTATGTCTGAGCGTTTATTTAAAGTTAAGGCATATGCTCAAGATGCTTTGTCTCAATCTAAAAGAAGTAAGTATCAGAATATGATTGAAGGTCAAATGGCCGCTAAACCTATACTTGAGACTATTCAACAAAAAACAGGAGTAGATACTTTTATAATGCCTCCTGAGGAGTTACCCACTTCTGATGAAGAACTGCAGTTGTATATGCAGCTAAACTATAAACCTGCTATTGAAATTGCAGAAGAGGAAGCTGTTAATACTATTTTTGATGAGAATCATTATGATGATATTAGGCGTCGATTAGATTATGACCTAACAGTGTTAGGTATATCGGTAGCCAAACATGAATTTTTACCCGGCACAGGAGTTAAGTTAAGTTATGTAGACCCTGCTAATGTGGTATATAGCTATACCGAGGACCCACAATTTAAAGACTGTTTTTATTGGGGTGAGATTAAAACCGTTCCTATTACAGAATTGTTAAAGATTGACCCCACTCTTACTAAAGAAGATTTAGAGCAAATTTCTAAGTATGGTCAAAGTTGGTATGACTATTATAACGTTGCTCAGTATTATGACAACGATATTTTTTATCGTGATACTACAACTTTAATGTACTTTAATTATAAGACCACTAAAAAGATTGTATATAAGAAGAAAAATTTAGAGGGAGGAGGTTCTCGGATGATTGAGAAAGATGACCAATTCAATCCTCCGGTAGATATGATGGAAGAGGGAGGATTTGAGAAAGTAGAAAAAACTATTGATATATGGTATGATGGTGTTATGGTTATGGGAACCAACATTATTTTAAAATGGGAAGCTGCAGAAAATATGGTTCGACCTAAGTCTGCTTCTCAGTATGCTATCCCTAACTATGTAGCTTCGGCTCCACGTATGTACAAAGGAGTTATAGAGTCTTTAACTCGTAGGATGATTCCTTTTGCTGACTTAATTCAGATAACACACTTAAAATTACAGCAAGTAATATCTAGAGTAGTTCCTGATGGAGTATATATAGATGCTGACGGATTGAACGAGGTGGATTTAGGAACGGGTAATGCATATAACCCTGAGGATGCTTTAAGATTATACTTCCAAACAGGTTCTGTTGTAGGAAGAAGTTATACTCAAGAAGGAGATTATAACCAAGGTAAAGTTCCTATTACACAACTTACAGCAAGTTCAGGAGCGGGAAAAGCTCAGATGCTTATACAAAATATGAATCATTACTTGCAAATGATTCGTGATGTGACGGGACTTAACGAAGCCCGTGACGGTTCTACTCCTGACCCTTATTCTTTAGTTGGTGTTCAAAAACTAGCAGCTTTAAACTCTAATACCGCAACTAGACATATCTTAGATTCAAGTCTATATATGTACAGAAGTTTAGCTGAAAGCTTAACGTACAGAGTATCAGATATTTTACAGTATGCTGATTTTAAAGATGAATTTGTCAATCAAATTGGAAAATATAATGTAAGTATCCTTCAGGATATTAATGACTTATATATATACGACTTTGGAATCTTTATCGAGATAGCTCCTGATGAAGAGCAGAAAGCACAGCTTGAAGCTAATATAAATATGGCTTTATCTAAAGGAGATATTAATCTTGAGGACGCTATTGATATACGTGAGATACGAAATCTTAAGTTAGCTAATCAACTTCTTAAGATGAAGCGTATAGCCAAGCAAGATAGAGAAGAGCAAATGCAGATGCAGCAACAAGCTATGCAATCTCAACAAGCTCTTAAATCTCAAGAGATGTCTCAACAGTTAGCTATGCAGCAGAGTCAAATGGAAATTCAAGGTAAGATGCAGCTTAAACAAGCTGAGGTAGCTTTTGATATTGAGAAGATGAATAATGAGGCTCTGTTAAAAGAAAAACTTATGGATGTGGAGTTTAATTATCAGCTGCAATTGCGTGATATGACTGAAACTAATATCCAAACGAGAGAAGAACAAAAAGAAGTAGCTAAGTCTGATAGAATTAGTCAACAGAATACTCAGCAGTCTAAACTTATTAATCAACGTAAAAATAATTTACCTGCACAGAATTTTGAATCTAATGAAGATAGCTTAGATGGCTTTGACCTTGCTCAGTTCAATCCAAGGTAGGTATAAATTTAGAATATTTTTAGTGTAACTTTGTAATTAAATTAAATCATATGGAAATGAAAGTGCGTCTTGTAGATGAAGTAGAGCAAAAATCTACTGCTGAAGTAGAAACTCAATTGCTCAAAGAGCATGAGGAAAGTTTAACTGATACACCTAAGGAAGAAGTTTCCGAGGAGGTTTCTCAGGAGGTGTCCGAGCCTGTTGTAGAAAAAGAGCCTCTTGGAGAGACAGAACTTTTGTCTATTATTAGCGAAAGGTTAGGAAGAGATATTAACTCTTTAGACGATTTAAAAGAGGCGAGAGAAGAGTCCGGCGAAATGGATTCAGAGGTGGCAGCGTTCTTTAAGTACAAAAAAGAAACGGGTCGTGGTGTTCAAGACTTTGTTCAGTTAAACAAAGACTATGACACTATGAAACCCGATAATCTTATCAAGGAATATCTTACGGCAACGGAAGAAGGACTTGATGAGGACGATATAAATGCTATGATGGAGGATTATAATTTTGATGAAGACCTCGATGACGAGGGTGCCATTAGAAAAATCCGACTAGCAAAAAAGAAAACTATTGCTAAAGCGAAGAGATACTTCGAAGAGGCTAAAGAAAAATACAGTGTTCCCCTTGAGTCAAGTGGGTCACCTTCTTTAGAAAACTCAGAAGAGTATGCAGAGTATAAGCAATATACCGCTAACGCGAAGACTGCTCAGGAAGAGCAAATGCGTAGAAAGACTTGGTTTGATGAGAAAACAAACGAAGTATTTGGAAGTGAGTTCAAAGGTTTTGAGTTCAAAGTAAACGACCAACCCTACACATTTTCTCCCGGAGATAGGACTGAATTGAAGAAGCAACAGGAAACACCTATGAATTGGATAAACCAATTTGTAGATGAACAAGGCTTAGTCAAGGATGCCATGGGTTACCATAGGTCACTCGCGATAGCAATGAACCCCGATAAATTTGCCAAGTTCTTTTATGAGCAAGGTCAAGCGGAGGCGGTTGATGGAGTTATGCGTAAGACAAAGAATATTAATATGTCTGAACGTGGTGTTCCACAAAACGCATCTTCTAAGGGGGGCATGCAAGTTCGTTCTGTAAACCCTGATTCAGGACGAGGTTTAAAAATAAGAAGTGCACAACGTACTACTTAATTAATTATTAAAATAAAACTATTATGAGCGTAAAAGCCACACCAACATTTGCGTTACAGCCAAGTGCACAACAGGTGCCGACTGAAACCAATTATATTACCGACTTCAATTTCTTGAATCAGTATCTTCCTGATACATACGAGAAAGAATTTGAGCGTTACGGTAACCGAACACTCGCTTCTTTCCTACGTATGGTAGGAGCTGAGATGCCTTCTAACTCTGACCGCATCGAGTGGGCTGAACAAGGAAGATTACATATTAAATATACACAAGTAGGAACAACAGCTTCGGTTAATGCTTTAGAAGCTACCTTCCAAGTTAATGATACTGCAAATCCTTCACCATTTTCAGCATCTAATGCTATTGCTATCAGAAAAGGTCAAACTGTGATGGTTTCACAGAATGACGGTTCAGGAAGTAATAAAGGTATCGTTACTGAAGTAACTGTAGGGTCTGACACCTTCAAAGTTGCTTTCTATGAAGCAGCAGGTCTAGTGAAAGCAGGAACAGGAGTAGATAATGCTGATGTTACTGTCTTTATCTACGGTTCTGAGTTTAGAAAAGGAACAGAGGGAATGGATGGTTCTTTAGAAGCTGACGATATCTTCTTCAATAACTCACCTATCATCATCAAAGATAAGTATGCAGTATCAGGTTCTGATATGGCACAGATTGGATGGGTAGAGGTTACTACAGAGAATGGAGCTAACGGATACCTATGGTACCTAAAGTCTGAGCATGAAACTCGTCTTCGTTTCGACGATTACTTGGAGACTGCGATGATTGAAGCCGTTCCTGCAGAAGCAGATTCAGGTGCGTCTAACGCAGGTTCAGGTGCAACTATGAATGCTAACTATGGAAACAAAGGTTCTGAAGGTGTATTCTACGTTGTTAATAAGCGTGGAAACGTTTGGACAGGAGGAGCTCCTGTAGATTTAGCGGGATGGGATTCTATCATAAGCAGACTTGATAAGCAAGGAGCTATTGAAGAGAATGTTGTATTCGTTAACCGTAACTTCGGATTCCAAATCGACGATATGTTAGCTGCACAAAACTCTTACGGAGCGGGTGGTACTTCATATGGTCTTTTCGATAACGATAAGGAGATGGCATTGAACCTCGGATTCACAGGATTCCGCAGAGGATATGATTTCTACAAGTCTGATTGGAAATACCTAAACGACCCAACTATGCGTGGTGGCCTAAGCCAAACCGCAGGTAGTGGAGCGATTGATGGTCTCTTAGTTCCTGCAGGTTCAACATCTGTATATGACCAAATCCTAGGAAAGAACGCGAAGCGTCCATTCTTACACGTGCGTTACCGTGCGTCTGAGACGGAAGACCGCCGTTACAAGACTTGGATTACAGGTTCTGCAGGAGGAGCTCGTACAAGCAGTCTCGATGCTATGGAGGTTCACTTCCTTTCTGAGCGTGCAGTATGCACTTTAGGAGCGAATAACTTCTTTATTTTCGAAGCATAATCTATATATGATAATGGGACGAGGGTTCAAACCCTCGTCCTTTTATTTTTTTTTATCTTTAACTCAAATCTAATTCTTATGAAGAACAAACCCGTTCTAAAAAACAAGTCGTACAAGTTAACTAACGGTGCGACCCCTCTATCTGCTTATATCAATGCAGGAGGAAACCCTCGTAATCCTATGCTACATTTCGATGAAGCTAGAGGAGAAAATCGAGAAATTCGTTATGCCGCTAACCAACGTTCTATTTTTGTAGATGAACAAGATGGACACGTAGTTGTGGAGCCTATAGTATTTATTGATGGTATGCTTACAGTACCCGCTACTAACCCTGCTTTACAAAAGCTTTTAAGCCTACACCCTTTAAATGGTAAGCGCTTTGAGGAGATTAACCTTGAACGCGATGCTGCGGAGCAGGTTGAATCTTTAAACGCAGAGGTAGATGCTCTTATTGAGTGCCGCAGTTTAAGTCTAGAACAAGCTGAGAATGTAGCTCGTGTAATGTATGGAGCTAATCCTGATAAATTAACTACAGCTGAGTTACGCCGTGACCTTTTAATCCATGCTAAAAGAGACCCAAAAAGGTTTTTAGAAATTACTACGGACCCTGAGCTTAAGCTTCAGTCTACTATTCAAAATTTCTTTTCTAAATCTCTTTTAACTTATCGACGTAATAAATCTGAGGTGTGGTTTAATACCGCTCAAAACAAGAAACGAATGCTTACCGTTCCTTTCGGAGAAGACTCTTTAGCCACATGTGAGTCATACTTTCTTACCGATGATGGTGTAGAAAATTTAAAAATGTTGGAAACGTACTTATAAAGCACTATATTTACACTGTATTTTTTATTATTTTATTGTGTTAAGTCTATTCTGTTGAAAGGGGATGCAAATTGCATCCCTTTTTTTGTATGTATCTTTGGACTTTATTAATCATCTAATTTTTAAACGATGGATAAGTATCTTAAAATCCCTACCGGTGCAGGGAATCATAATATTCCTGTAGGAACAGGTTTATTTGTGGAGCGTACAGACGCTTCAAATATGCGTATTTATAACAACGCTGCTCTTACTCACCACTACGCTCTTGCTACAGCAACTTCTACAGCTGCTATGGTAACAGCTATTGAAGAAGCTATTGAGCAAGCTGCTGTAACACCTTGGCATAATGCAGAGGTCTTGGTTAACCTTCCTGCCGGAGAGACCGTAACTAGTATCACAATGACTGTATTCTCATGAACAAGTACTTAAAATTTAAACTCTCAGGAGGAGGAACAACATTGGTTCCTATTGGCTCAGGCGCTTACGCTGAACTAGAAAGTGCTACAGAAGTTAAAATTTTTAGTTGTGACTCTGTTGGTCACCACTATTCTTTAACTACTACAGGTGCTACGTTTGATATGATTACTGCTATTCAAGAGGCTTGTATTCAAGGTGCTCAAACTAGTTGGGTACATGCTGTTGTAGAAGTAAATATTCCTTTAGGACAAACAGTAGCGTCAGCTGAGGTAACTGCATTTGCATAAAATTTCTTCTATTATTATTAGAAAGGGCCGCTATTAGTGGCTCTTTTTTTTTGTCTATCTTTGGGAAAAGGTTTACTCATGATAAATTCCGTTAGAAACACAGTGTTATCCATACTTAATAAGAATAATTATGGGTATATCTCTCCTTCAGACTTCAACCTCTTTGCTAAACAAGCACAGATTACAATTTTTGAGAACTACTTCTCAGACTATAATAACGCTTTAAATAAAGAGAATGCTCGTCAGTCAGGTACTGAGTATGCTAATGCCTCTAAGAGCATCTCAGAGTCTATAAACATCTTCTCTGTCACACGAAACCTTCCTATTCCTACGCCGGGAACTAATATTTTTACTTTACCTTCTTTAACTGCTACAGGTGATGACTTCTATCTTTTAAATAAGGTTTTGTTTTATGATGATTCTACTACTCCTAGAACTTTATTAGGAGAGGCTGAAGCGGTGACACACAGTAAAATTACGATGCTTAATGCTTCGCCATTATTAGCTCCAAGTAATACATACCCTGCGTACACTACTGAAGGTGGTCTTCTTACAGCCTATCCTGATACTGTTAATGCAGCTACTGAAGTGGAAGTACAATATATACGTTATCCTTTTGACCCTAATTGGACATATGCTTTAGTGACAGGAGGAGAACCTATGTTTGATAACAGTCAAGCTGACTTTCAGGACTTTGAGGTTCCTATTGATGATGAGCCAAAATTAGTAAATTTAATTTTGCAGATGTGCGGTATATCTATTCGAGAGTTAGATGTTTATACATATGCACAATCGGAGGAAAATAAAAATCTTCAACAACAAGCCTAATGACGTATATCACAGATTATGAATATTATCAAAATTCAGGGGAATCGCCTGAAAGGGAGAATTGGGGTTCGTATCAATTTGTTTCTCTTGAGGATATTGTAAACAATTTTATGTTAATTTACAGTGGAAACCACTCTCTTGTAAATAACGAAGAAAGATTTAAAGTTCTCTTCCATGCTAAGAGAGCTATCATGGAGCTTAATTACGATGCGTTTAAAGAGATTAAAATCCTTGAGCTAAATGTAGGAGATTCTTTGAGGTATATCCTCCCTCACGACTACGTAAATTGGGTTCGTATCTCGTTATATGAGAATGGACTTCTCTATCCTTTAAGTGAAAATGTACAAACCAATTGGAGTGGAGCGTATTTACAAGACAACTCAAGTAAAATCTTATTTGATGAAAATGGTAATGTTCTCAGACCTGAGTTTTCAGATATCTCTTATCAACGTATTAAAGGAAGTAAGAGAAGTATTTACTTAAATGCTAACAATCCTTACAATGGTTCGGAAGGTTGGTTGTGGGAGGGGTCTTGGTATTTCGATTATCAAATAGGGGGAAGGTTTGGATTAAATACAGAAACTGCTAACGCTAATCCTACTTTTTCTATAGATAAAAAAGGTGGTGTAATTAATTTTAGTTCTGAGATGAGCGATAGATTAGCCATCTTAGAGTATGTATCAGACGGTATGGAGAACGGCAATGACGCAAGTGTAACCGTTAATAAATTGTTTGAAGAGTATGTATATGCATATATTCGTTATTCTATTCTAAACTCTAAGTTAGGTGTTCAAGAGTATATTGTTTCGAGAGCACGGAAAGAGAAAGGAGCGTTACTTAGAAACGCAAAAATTCGTTTAAGTAATATCCATCCGGGACGTTTGTTAATGAACATGCGTGGTAAAGACAAATGGTTAAAGTAATATGGCAAATACTATAAGGAATTTCATTGCGGGTCGCATGAACAAAACGTTGGACGAGAGGCTCGTTCCAAACGGAGAATATATTGATGCTTTAAATATCCGTCTTGGTTCTACTGAGGCTTCAGAGATTGGTTCAGTAGAAAACTCTAAAGGGAATGAAAGGCTCACTACTCTTGAGTATGTAAATGGAGCAGTACTAAGTGCTGACGCTACATGTATAGGAGCTTATGCTGACGGAGAGCAAGAGACGATGTATTGGTTTATCCATGATGAAAACTTTACAGCAGGAGCGACAGGAAAGTTAGACCTTATTGTATCTTACAATACCACAACTCTAACAGTTAATTATCACGTTATAAGTATTGACGATGGAGGAGGTGTTAATACTACTCTTAATTTTTCTAAATTAAATCTTATTACAGGGATTGATTTAATAGATAACCTATTATTCTTTACTGACGATTTAAACCAACCTAGGAGAATAAATATCAATAAAAACTATCCCAACCCTATAAGTGGAGTTGATACCGATAATTTTTCTGCTGAGGATATCCTTGTTATAAAAGCTCCTCCTATTACTTCGCCTACTATCTCTCCTGTAAATCTTCAAGGGGAAGAAAATTTTTTAGAAGACCGACTTATCTCTTTTGGATATAGGTATAAATATGAAGATAACGAGTACTCTGCAATATCGCAGTTCTCGGCTCCTTCTTTTGTTCCTGAGCAGTACGATTTAAGCGTCGAGTCTTATCTAAATGAGGGGATGATAAACTCCAATAACTCATGTATAATAACCTATAACTCCGGAGGCCCTTTAGTAGTTGGTATAGACCTTCTATTTAAAGAGATGACGAGTGATATTATCAAAGTTATTGAGAAGATAAATAAAGCTGATGATGGGTTAGCTAATAATACAGATTATACATTTTCATTTTCTAACAGTAAGATTTATACTGTACTTCCTTCTTCTGAAATACTTCGATTGTATGATAATGTTCCTCTTTTAGCTAAAGCTCAAACTGTTATGGGTAATAGGCTTATGTACGGAAATTATGTAGATGGGTTTAATTTAACAAGAGGAAATGCTGCCACTCAGTTTGACTATACTACAGAACTTGTTAGCGAAGAAGTAGGGTTTAAACAACTTTCTCATACTCGCGAAGTATCTTCTTATACTTTTGGGTCTACTGTTAATATAGCTAACTCACAGCTAAACCTTGACCTTACCAACGTAGTTGATAATTTAAAGACGGGGGCTACTATAGACCTTACTCTTTCTTTTACTCATCATACATTTGGAGGAACCACCAATCTTACAGACCCTCCTACTGAAGTTTCTACAGACAGACAGTTAACTTTTTTATATACCCTTACTCAAGATTATGACACTGTAACTGAGCTTTTTGCAAGTGTTGACTTTCAAGATAAAGTTGGTCTTGCTTCTAATATTTTACCTGTATATGCTGCATCAGGTGATACCTCTTGTAGTGGAACAACATTAACGGACCTTTTTAACTGTACTATAACAAACAGCTTACAGGGTGGAGACCCAACACCTCTGTATAAATATGCGAGTGGAATAAGTGCTGCAGGGCAGCCTGTAGGGACTAGTCATGTAAACGGAAGTAATGTTATTAGCTTTCAGTTTCCTGCTATGCAGTATGTTTCTGACGTTACAACTCCAACTGCATATATATTTGAGTACTATAATGTTAGTGCTATTAATACTACCTTTTCAGCTCTTGGAAGCCCTAGGAGCCTCCATAGCAACCGCGGATACGAAATAGGTATGGTGTATATGGATGAGTTCAATCGTGCCACTACAGCTCTAGTAAGCCCATTAAACACTATCCATGTGGGGTGTAGTAAATCTGCTGATAAGAATCAAATAAAGGTTACTATACCAACTACACAGTTAGCTCCTGATTTTGCCAAGCGGTATAAATTTGTTATTAAACCTGATGAAGCGTCATACAATACTGTATATACAAGTATATTTTTCTATGATACAGTAACCGCAACCGATTACTTTTTACTTCAAGGAGAGAATGCAGCAAAAGTAGAAGAGGGAGATAGGCTTATTGTTAAAAGAGATGTTGATGGACCTTTAAATTCATGCACTTACGTTACTGTACTTGAGAAAAAAGCTCAACAAGCAGGGTTTATTACACCTGAAGATTCTACAGGTCAAACTATTTCTGTTCCTCAAGGAGTATATATTCAGATTAGGAGTTCAGATTTTAACAGCTCTTTAAGCGATGCTGCATCTTTAAATCCCGGAACGTTAAATTATTGCAAAGATGAATCCGACGAATATGTTTTTAGGGCTTATAACTTTTCTGCTTTATTAGACCCCGAAATTTCTGCTCCTGATGGAGATGTGTATCCTATTTACAACATACCCTCAGGTAGCCGTATCCGTCTTAGGTTCGAATTTTCTAGAAAAGGAACCGGAGATGGAAACAATGCTTGTGAAAGAAGGATATATACATTTGATGAAACATATACCTCTAGTGAAACATATAGTAATATAATTGATTGGTGGAATGGGGACAATATAGGGGAAACTCTTAATGACGGAAGTCAAGAGGTAGGAGGAGACGGATGTGAGATTGATAATGTATTTGTAAGTCCGACAACCGCTTCTGTAAATAATTTTTATGGTCTTGACCCTAATTTATGTACTAACTACTTTAGGTGGTATTTGAATCCAACTAGTAATGAAATACGATTAGCAATAACAGGAACTAGAGCGTGCGGAAGTAGTGACAAGAAAAAGGCTTGTATTAAAGCTACTATAAATGTATTAAGAGCACAGAATACTATCGTCTTTGAAACTGAACCTGTAGATGCTTTACCTGATGTGTGGTATGAGTCGTCTGAATCGTATTCTATTGACGCCTCAGGATATCATTCAGGAAATGTACAGACTCAAACAGCTTCTTTACCTGCGATAATAAATACAGCTTTCTTTAATTGTTTTGCTTTTGGAAACGGAGTAGAGAGCTATAAGATTCGTGATTCTATTTCAGGTCGAGCTCTCGCTCTTGGGAATAGAGTTACTACAGTAGCTGCTCAAGATTTTAAAAGAGCAGACCGATTTGCTGATATGACATATAGTGGGGTCTTTAACAATGAGTTTAACTTAAATAAATTAAACGAGTTTAACCTTGGCCTTGCTAACTATAAACCTTTAGAGGAATCTTTCGGTCCTATCGAAAAGATGTTCGCTCAAGATACCAATATATTAGTCCTTCAGGAAGATAAGATATCGTATGTCCTTGCAAGTAAGAACCTTATCTCAGACTCCACAGGAGGGGGGGTAGTAGCTTCTATACCTGAAATTTTAGGTACTCAGATAGCTAGAATAGAAGAGTTTGGTATCAGTAATAACCCTGAGAGTTTTGCTCAATGGGGACCATCTAAATACTTTACTGATGCAAAAAGAGGAGCTGTTATACAACTAACGGGAAGCGGTCCTTCAGAATCTCTTGTAGTAGTATCCCAAGCAGGTATGAGAGGTTGGTTTAGAGACTTGTTTATAGAAAACTTTAATACTCAAAAATTAGGTGGCTATGACCCATATATGAACGAGTATGTCCTTGGAAATAACCTTACTACTATACCTGAACAACCTTCATGTATCTCATGTGGGATAAATAAAATGTATTTTATAGATAATAAAGGATTAAGTGCATGTTATAACCTTGGAGCTACAGTAGGTGAGGTAACAATCTCTTGGCCTATACCTATTCTAAGTGTGGGAGGAAGTTTTTCTTTTACTACTACCTATAACGGCACTACAACTTCTCACGGACCTTTTACAGCCGCAGGTAGTGTAACTATTGATAAAGATGTAGTTTCAGTAGAGCAGTTAGATATTGTATTCTCCGTTCCTACATCAGGTGATACTGCTTCGGTAAACTTTTTAGTCGGATGTCCGGCATCAGATACCATTAACATTATTTTAATTACTTTAACTAATAATGCTGATGAAGGTAAAACAATTCATAATCAATATCGTTGGGTAGATGGAGCGTTTACTTCTCCTACTCATTCGAATCAAATACCGTTTTTAACTTCTAATGACCCTCAGGTCGTTTCTCAGTATACTGAAATATCCGGACCTCAAGGTGCGGGAATTATCCCTGCAGATGGAGCTACAGTATTTATGATTTCTGATAAGCAATCTACTGATGATTACGATGTAGATGTTTCTTCAGATAGGTTTTTATACCTAAGGGATAATACTTTACATCCTAATACTCCAACAGGTATAGCAGCTATACTTACTGCTGCTACGAGTCTTACTCCTGCAGGAGCTACACCTATTTTCTCACAAAGCTTTACTTTACCTACATTAGCTAATAATGACTATCTTTATCTTGTTTGGAACTATGCTTCTGCAAAAGAAGCTTCTTTATGTTTTAGTCCTAAAGCTACAGGTTCACTAGACGATGCATGTTGTGTCTGTTCGTGCGATACAGCTACAGAATGTACACAGTGGTTGGTAGACAACACCAATTCTTCTCAAGCACTTTTATCCTATGTTCCTTGTGGAGGGGCAAGAACAAATATTACTCTTGGAGGAAACAAAAGCACTACCTTATGTGCTGAAGGAAATATAATTATTGTTTCCGGGAAAAGTGAAGATATTAATTTTACTATAACAGCGTGTGACTGCACTTAATTATACCTTATGGCAACTATTGGAAATTATTTTTTAAACGGTCCTAACCTAGCAACAGCAACAGGAATTTTTACTGATGCTGCGATGACTACCTGCGCTCCTGATGGGTGGTATAGTCAAGGGTCTGTCGTGCGTGAGTTAGATAACTGTACCCTTCTTCCTAGAGCTCAATGCCCTTCATGTGCTACCCTATGTGGCTCAACCGTAATTGACGGTCTTGCAAGCTTTGGGTTATATTCTATTCCTGTAGAGGTAGGAACCACAACGGGAGCAATAAAGGTGACTTTTGACCCTAAGCTTAAAGTTCAAGGTATACGTGTAATTTATAATAGCGCTGTCTTTAATGAGTTTAGTTCGGAAGTAGATGGATACCATACCACTACTCAATCTAACGGGATAACGTATATGGGTAATTCTACTACAACCCCTACTCTTCCTCTGAATGTATTAACTACTGAGAAGGATTATTATGACGGAGCATTTACTAGCAATGACAGTCCTATTAATATATTAGTTACAGAAGTTTCTGCTACCTCAGGTCAAAGTCCTGACAATTGTATTGCTTATATCCCTAAACCTTTCAGCAGTCCCTTAACCCTTGAGGTGCAAGTAGCTCAAGTTATTGCTCCTCAATCTACCCCTAGTTGGAATTTAACTGTAGGATGTCCTAAGTCTCTTGATGGTAAAAGTTGTACAGATGTAGACCCTGCGGGCGGTTGCTCTACCACAGCTCCTTTAGATAATACTATATATATAGGTTTAGTTAGCGGAACAAATTCTGTTCCTGCAGTTAATGATTGGGCTTTTGGAGATGCATATGCTGAAACTAGAAAAGCGGCAGGAGATTATGTTCTTGAAAATAAAGTAGGCGACCAATATTTAATCACGGTAAATGCAAACGGAGTAATTACAACTGTTACCGAATGTAATCCATAATAAAACCTTATGTCAGCAACTAAAACCACGTATACTTTAAGCTTTAGTCCTCCTGCAGAGGGATGGCCATCGTTCTATTCTTATGTCCCTGATTGGATGCAAGGTATGAATCAATACTTCTATTCTTTTTCAGGTGGTAATTTATGGCGTCATAATACTAATGAGACAAGGAACAATTACTACGATGAGCAATACAACTCTACTGTACAAAGTGTTTTTAACCAAGAGCCTGTAACGAATAAACTTTTTAAAACTATCTCTTTAGAGGGAGATGATGCGTGGGGAGCTACATTTATTAGTGAGCTGCAGACAACAGGATTTATTAATGAAGAGTACTTTGTGGAAAAAGAATCCAATTGGTTTGCTTTCTTGAGAAACCAAGGCGCAGCAAATATTGACACTGCACTTGAGGCTGCACAAGAGTTTCCTCTACGCTCTGCTAATGGTATTGGAAATTGTCTTACGGCAACTAATGTAGGGGAAGTAACTACTTTTACTTTCCCTTTAACTTTACCTATTGGAAGTATACCTAGTATAGGAGATAGCATCTACTATGGTGTTCCTGCGGCTGTTATTAACCCTGTTTACTTAGGAGAAATTACATCTATCAATGTTGATATACCTTTGGGTACGAACACTATAGTAGTACTGCGAAACGGTAGTGCAGGAGGTATTGCACCTAGCGTTAATATAAATTATGTTATGTCTACTAAGAACCTTGTAGCCGAGTCTCATGGTATCCTTGGACACTACGGAGTCTTTACTCTTACTAACACAAATACAGGACCTGTAGAGCTCTTTGCTGTTAAGTCTGAGGTCATGAAATCTTATCCTTAAAACACCGTATCTTTGAATCTATGAGTACCGTCCTTTCTCCTGCTATTGACTTTAAGCATCTCCTCAGCACTTCTCCTGTGGATTTACTTTCTCATGTGCACCAAAATAGGGGATTAATATGGGAGGAGATAGATTTGTTCTCTCAACAAATATCTTCTATGGAAGGTGCTGCTCTTCATCACACTCAAGAGATGGAGGAGTCTTTTCCTTTAACTCATCATTTAGATAATGGTCTGTATACTCGCGAGGTATTTATGCCTAAAGGGTCTTTGGTTGTAAGTTTTATACACAAACAAAATCATCCTTCTTTTTTTATGTCAGGAGAGATGTCTATCCTCTTAGATACAGGAGAGGTAAAAAGAATTAAAGCTCCAATGAAAGTCATGACAGAGATAGGCACTCAGAGGGTGGCTTATATGCATGAAGATTGCACTTGGACATGTGTATACCGCACTGATGCCACAACTATTGAAGAGGCAGAGAACGAGGTATATACCACCAACTATCGGGATTTACCCGAACATATAATATTAAATAAATTTTTACTATGTCAGGACTAATAACAGGCATTGTCTCTTTAGGTATTACAGCTACTACTACAGGTATCTCTATGAGTCAGCAGAATAAAGCTAAAACAGCACAAGGTAAAGCTGAAACAGCGGCGCGAGAAGCTATGGCTAAAGCTCGTAAGCGTCTTGATGTAAACTATCAAGAGGCATCGTCTATAAATAAAGACCCATATACTATGGCTATAGAGGCTTCTTTACAACAAGGGGCTAACGCTACTCAAGCGGCAAAAGAAACTCAAAGGGGAGCAGCGCAAGTAGGGAGGATTCAAGGAGCACAAAACCAAATGCTAGAAGCGGAGCGTGTAGCTTACGGTAAAGAATTGCAAGCGAGAGAGCAGCGTATACTTGATGAGGACAGTCGTTTAAGAGATATCAATACTCAGCTAGATATGGGAGAGATAGAAGGGGCACAGATGGCTGCTGCAGCCGAAGCTGACAATGCAGCTATGGCAGGGCAAGATGTCGTAGCAGGATTGAGTAGTATGGCTCAACAAGGAGTAGCAATGGCTCCTCTATATGCGGGGAAATCTGCAAAGGCTAGAAAAGGAGCTATGGCGGGTATGGAGTTTTCTCCTGAAGAATTTGCCTCTTTTGGAAATGCAAAAGTTGGTATGGGCGCAGCAGGTAGTGAAGGATTTACAAATATGGATTTTGCAAGTGTAGGTGATATGAGTAATAAACAATTCCGACAGTTTGAAAAGGGTCTTACTGCTTCTCAATTAGGACAAATAAAAAGTAACCAACAGTATCAAAACGCTCTCTTTTCTCCAAACTCATTATTAGAATATCAAAGATTACTAGACCAAGCAGAATAAACCATGGCTAATACTTATTTTAAATACGCAGAACGTAACGCCGAGAACAGGATAAATTGGGCTGATGTAGGGAAGGATATGACGGATATGCTTGCCGATGAAGCACGAGTACGTGAAGAGAAAAAAGCTGCTATAGAGACCGACTTTAGAGACTTTAGCAAAACCCTAGCTGACTCTCCTATGGGAGAAAGTCAAGGCTTTAATGAGTTTACTACTGACTATGCGGATAGTGCTCAAGAGTATTCTTTGATGGTAAATAATATGCTTAAATCAGGAGATATGAAACTGAGAGAGTATAATAACATTCAAGCCAACTTAAAGCAAGGAACAGCTGAGGCGTTTTCTATTGCCGAAGATTACAATAAAGCATACAAGGGGATGTTAGAACGTGGAGAGATTAACCCTGAAACAGGACTCCCTTCCTCTCAACTTTTAGAGCAGTATGTATTAGGTACAGTACAAGGGTTTGGGAATTACTCTGACCATCGTTTATGGATTAACCCTACTACGGGAAAAGTAAGTCTTGCAACTACACAGACAGATAAGGAGGGTAATGTAACGATGAATAGGGATACCGGAAGTTTTATTGCCGTAAACGCTTTGCGTAACCGTACACGAGCGCAGTACGATATATACGATTTGAATAAAGTTAACGCTGCAAGAGTAGATACTTTAGGAACTACTGTTGATGCGGTTATGAGTGGTGGTGTAAAGACTGTAGAAGATGCTTTAAGAAATGAGAATGTAGTCGAAGTATTAGATGATTTTGCTGATTCAACTGTAGCCATACCTACTAACGTTAGCTCTATCCTTACTAACAGCTTAGGCACAAATCCTAACACAGGAGAGCGTTATGCCTTTACGGACAACCCTGCAGATGCAGCATTAGATGAGAACTTAATCCTTATTATGGACAATCCTCTCCAACAGTCTGCAGGTCTACCGATGCCTGCATACTTAGATAGTCCTGAGCAGCTTACCGAGTATCTTAATGAAAACTTTGAAGACCTTACTGAGGAGCAAGTAAAACAGATTGTTGAAAACAATACCAAGCAGGTAGACGCAGCTAAGACAGCAGTAAAGACTTCTCTTACAAGTATGTTAGACAGAAAAGAAACTACTACAGCAGAGTATAACAATGAGAAACAAAGAGTAGAGCGAGGTCAAGCACTTAAGAAAACAGAGCAGGCTGTAACTAACATAGCTGATTTATACTATGGTACTGAAGACCAATTCAATGCCGCTCTTGGATTCTTACAAGGACTTAACCCTTCTGTAAGTAGGATATACGTAGACCCTGCCTCTCCTCAAGATGTTATGGTTGAGATGAAAGATAACAAGGGAAACATTACTGCACTAGAGGCGTTTGAAAAAGGCGATAGTGTAGAACAGTTTGTTACGAGTATTGTATCTACCCTTGTACCTAATGCTATTGACGTAGAGAAAGCTCTTGCTAATTCAGGTATACGAGAGGATGGAAGAACGATGACAAGTTTCACAGGAGCATCAGGAGAGAGCCGGACACGTAGTATTACACAGATACCTAATTTTGACGACCCACTTCCCAATGATGAAAGTGACTATCCAAGGTTAGTATCTGACGTTCACAGTGAAGCATTCGAAACGGGCAAGAACGCTAAAGCGTACTCTAACGCGGAGCTTGAGTTCTTTTCTACAGTTGGTATTGAGAATGCCGAGATAAAGACACTAGAAGAAGATGATATTCAAAAATACATTTCAGGTTCGAGAGCAACGGATTTTAATGACAACTCAGCCACTCAGCTCTTCATACCCGGTATCATGACTATGCCTATCGTAATTCCTGATAACAACACCAAGGTAGAATTTGAAGCTATTAACCGCTTAATTCTTACTGCTGTAAGAAACGGAACTTTACTTAATCCGAATGATTTTAAAGATGTTTTTACAGACTTTGAATACTACAATAACAAAGAGATGGCAGACAAGGTACTAGGAATAGAGTGGAATAATGGGGACGGTCCTCAGCCTTTGACTGAGAGAGAAATAAACACGGCGACAACAACAACAGGTAGTGGTTCACTAGATAACTTAGGAGAGTAAAATTTAGATATGGAAGATAAAACTGAATTATTATATAATAGTCTCTTTGAAAGTGGAGACTATACCAAGTCTTTTGAAGAGTTCCAAGCGCAATTTTCTACTGAAGAAAATGTAGGATTACTATACTCCTCACTTAATAAAAGTGGGCTGTATACTAAAACGCCTGAAGAGTTTTCAGAGCAATTCTTTCCTAACCTAGGCTTAAAAAAAAAAGACGAGCCTATGGAATCTACTTTGGAAGATGGTTCTTTGGACTCGTCCGAAGAAGCTCCTGAACCTTTATTACAATCTATACAACAAGGTCTTGTAACTGACGATGCAGGTCCTTTTGAAAGAGCGTCTACTCAAGCTCCTCTCACAGATGCAAGAGGTCAGCAGTGGGATGGGGTACCATTTGATGCAGAAGCGCAGAAGATAAAAGAAGATAAGAGGAAAGTAGAGGATGCTGCTTTAGCAGAGCGGGATGCAATGGAAGAAAAAGCTAAAGACTTAGAACTTATCTTTACAACGTCTCAACGTAGAAAAGCGAGAGAAAAGAATGAGGATGCCATGGCTCAAGCTATGCGAGCACGAGAGATGCGAGATAGCCAAAGATGGAATGAAGATGGTACTCACTCCACAGTAAAGTTCATGTCTTATGAACAAGATGGGGTTCATAAAGTAGCACCCACCCTGTTCCCTAGGAGCACCGTACAGCGCTCTTCTCCTAGAGCAGAGGATTGGTTAGAGCTTGGTATGGATGAGGCTATTGCAGAGGCTGAGAGGCGTAATGAGGTATTTACATTCGACTCTCAAGAAGAGGCTGAAGCTTTTGCAAAAGGCTCTTGGAAGACTGTAAACACTTTAGACTTAGAAGCTCAGAAATATTACAATGAATATGGGAGAGACTATCTCTCTGACCGTCAAGTTTACGATAAGTATTTAAAGGCAAAAGAAACTCGTATGTTTCTTGAAGAGGAATTAGCAATTCAAAAGAATACTTTATTTGGTGACGAAGGACAGTACGATGACCTTACCCCTAAGGAGCAAGAGGCGTACAAAATGTATTTTAGAGAAGACGGAAGCCTGCGTGGTGATGCACAGGAGATTATTGATACTCTTGATGAAGAAGAAGCTAAGTTGTGGAAGACAATAGATAGCGAGAACTATATGGAGGTGCAAGATAACTTTGATACCTACCTTGAAAAGAAACATCGAGCATCGGCTCAACAGGCGGCCAATGTAAATTATGAAGCTAAGACTATTGAAAAGGGATTAAATAATCTTGTCTTAAATGAATTTGGTGTTACTCTAGACCAACTAAATACATACCAACCTGCTAATGAGGCGCAAGAGATTAGACTTAATGAAATAGTAGAGATTCAAAACTCCCTTGAAAGAAAAAAAGAACTTGCCGCTTTTCAATATGAAACGGCTCTAACTTACTTTGATGCCAAAGCCAATAAAGATATCGGAGTAGAGTTTGTGGATAATCTTGAAGGGTTTAGCGTAGCGTTTATGGATGGGTATAGAAGCGGTCAAGCGGGTAACGTTATACTTAATTCAGCTATGGGATTGTATGGAGAGGAAGCAGAGGATATGAATAGGGCTGCAGAAGAAATGACAGACTATCTAAATGGGGTTGACGGAAGGCAGTCGAGAGCTATGTCTAGATTTAACTCTGCAGAAGAGGGGTTTAGTCGTGAAGTAAGAAGTGCTTTAAGGCGTGACCCTGCGGAGGTAATACTTACGTGGGCCGGAGCTTCTTTGGCGCAGATACTTCCTTATGGAATGAAACTTATACCAAGTTTTGTAGCAACAGGTGCGGCAGCAGGTGGAGGTGTGGGTAGTATAGTGCCGGGAATAGGTACGGCAGCAGGTTTAATTAGTGGAGGGATGTATGGTCTTCGGGCAGGATATGCAACAACTAACCTTGTATTAGAATATACCAATGGTATTCTCGATGCGGGTAGAGAGTTGGGATATAACATGAATAACGCTGAAGAGGCAGGAGAAGCTCTACAAGATGATAAAGTATGGGAACGTGGTAGAGAGCGTGGGTTAAAACGTGGTATCCCTATTGCTTTAATGGATTTCCTTATGACGGGTCTTGCAGGTAAAGTGTTTAAACCTGTCGCGGTAGCAAGTAAAGCAAAAAAAGTTGGAGCATTTGCAGCGGAGGCTGTAGCACTTGACGCTCCCTTCGAAGCTACAGGAGAACTTCTTGCTCAATTAAATGTGGGAGACGAAATTTCGGTAAAAGAAATTATAGCAGAAGCCGGAGGGTCGATAGGTATGGCAACTCCTTTTGCTGCTATGAATATATATAAATCTACTCGTGGAAATTATAATCAAAGGATAGCAGAAAATCTGATGAATATGAAGCTGATGGCGAGTGAGCGAGCTTCGGACACACAGATTCAATCGTGGAGCAATAGGATGCTTAAGTTAGGAAAAATTTCTGCGGAACAAAACCAAAGGATATTAGAAAACTTAGGTCTCAGAAAAGAGGCTCAGGAGATACTTGATATTACAGGTCCTTCTCGTTTAGGTATAAATAAAAAAGTTCAGACTAGATTGATGGAGCTTTTAGATATCCGTGCAGGACTTGACGCTACCACTAACTCTAGAAGTATATTTAGTGAAGAGCTTGCCGCTGTTAACAAAGAGATTGCAGAGATAGGAAGAACTAATGAGTTATCAGAGTCACCTGTCGAGTCTATTAATTTTGATTTTGGTAAGATAGGTAAACGTACTACTGTGCCTAGTTACCGTATTGGAAATACTATGTACTCTAAGACAGAGTTTTTAAATTATATAGAAAATATTTCTTTACGTAAAGCCACTAAACTTTTAAAGGATAGCGAGGTCGTTAATGACGAAGAAACCTCTATACTCCTTGAAGAAAAATTACAACCCTTTGCCCCTGAGGAGGCAATACAAACTACAGAAGATGCCATTCAAGAGTCAAGCACAACGGAGGTGGATGTACAAGAACAAGCCACAGATGGCGAAGGAGTGGGAGAAGGAGACGTCATCACAGAAACTACCGAAGAGATTACGCCCGAAGACGAAGTTACAGAGACGGAGGATGTTGAGGAAGAAACCATAGAGGTAGTAGATAAGGGTACTAAAGAAGATGTTAAAGCTTTTCGAGAAGGAACGCTTGAAGCTAAACGTAAGAAAGCTTTGCTCGCAGGTATTGCTCAACGTATAAATGACAAAAAGAAGCTTACTAAATTTCAAGAGGAGGTAAGTAAAGACAATGATTTTGAGATTGCAGAACTACAAGGACAACTTATAGAACAAGAGAAACTGATGTCAGAAGCTCGTGACTTAGAAGAGTCATTAGGAACTGATACCTCTGTTAAAAAATCAACACCTACTAAGATAGAAGGGAATATTAGTATAAATAAAAAAGGTAAGTTTACCTTTACTCCCCAAGGCAAAGTCCGTCGTAATAAGGTCGTAGTAGCGGCTAGAAAAGCGGCTAAGGCTATAAAAAAGATTCTCCCTAAGACACGTATCTTACTCCACGAGAGTAACGAAGAGTTTTTAAAAGCTGTAGGCCGTGCGGGAAGAGCTGAATATCTACCTACCGAAAATGTTATCCACGTAAACTTATCTTCAGCTACAGAAAGCACGATGGCTCATGAGGTTTTCCATGCTGTTTTTCTTAACTCAGTAAAGACAGATGCTCGTGCAGCTAAGGCGGCAGAGAAAATGATGCTATCTGTACGTAAAAGCCTTAAGAAAAATAGTGCGTTAGCAAAAAAGATTGATGCCTTCGCTGCTAAGTATACAGGAGACCAAGCACAGTTCCAAAACGAAGAACGGCTTGCTGAGTTGATTGGTATATTGGCGTCATCAAAAGACTACAAGCAACTATCTAAACCTGCTAAGAATGCAATCATAGAGTTCTTTAAAGACTTAGCTCTTAGATTTGGTATTGAGTTAGGGACGGACTTTGGTAAGACAGATGAGAGTGTAATAGACCTTATGAATACTATCGCGAGGAAGACTCGTGAGGGTAGGGAAATAGAAGAGGCTGATGTGGAATCTCTTAATGAGATACTACCTAAGGATTTAACTCCTGAGGAGTATATCAAGAAGCAGACAGAAGGAAGACAGCAGAAGGTAATCTCAGACGTCTTAGATGTAAATGAGCTAGAGGTGGTATCTAAAGGTGGCTCATCGAGAATCGTATATATGCACCCTGACGGGAAAAATGTTATCAAGGTTGCAAAAACTCCTAAGGGGTTGGAGCAGAATATCGCTTTAGGATTTGGAGATGTAAACTATCTAGGTAGTTTTGTGCCTGAACTCGAAGAGCAGGGGTTAGATTATATTATTATAGAGAACGTACCCCGTAATGACACGGAGGTTAATAAGTTCTTAAAGCCACTGAAAGAGTTTACTCCTCAAGATTTTAAAAATAAAACGGCAGAACTTCAGGATGCCATGAGAGAGCTTGAGCTAGAAGGGTTCATGGATTATAATATATTATGGAATGACTTTACCGCTACTAGGAATTGGGGTATGCGAGAGAATGGAGAGTTTGTATTGGTAGATGAGGGTGCGTTAGATGACAGCATCCACAATACATCTGAGGTAAAAGATTGGTCTAAAGAGGAATGGGGTGAGGTGCTAAGTCGTAGACGAGAGAATAAGAAGAAGCCTGCCCCTCGTCAGCAGAAGGTACCTTCTAACCTAACCTCAGAACAGCAAGATTTAGTTAATACACCTGCGTTTAAGAAATGGTTTGGGGATAGTAAAGTGGTGGATGAGAATGGAGAGCCGAAGGTGGTATACCACGGTACTTCACAAGACTTTGATGTTTTCGATAAGAAAAAGTTAGGTCAATTAACTAATACACCCATAAGTAAGTTAGGATTTTTCTTTTCTAACTCAAAGTCAGGGGCTGACCAATATGCTTTTATAAGCGGACTTCAAAACCCGCAAGCAAAAGACAAGCTTACGGAAGGGAGAGCTTTCTTCTTGAACATGGAGAACCCTTACCAAGCTACTAAGCAGCAGTGGGATGATTTAATCAATTGGTCTACGAATAACACAACTAAGTATAGTTCTCCATCGGATTTAAGAAAAGCAAACAAGGAGTTTAAAGCACAGCTTTTAAAAGAAGGACACGACGGTATTATTTTTGATGACGGATTTGAAATTGTAACTTTCGAGCCAAACCAAATCAAACTTGCAGACGGCACAAACACTGAGTTCGACCCAAGCAAGCCTTCTATTCGTCAGCAGAAAGATGATAGGATAGCGGTGACTAGCAGGAAAGCAAGGTTATACGGTATGAATGACCAAGGATTCTTTCCACCAAACATACACATGGAGCGGGTGAGGAGAATGTTTGGCCCTATGGGATACGACGTTCTGAAGAGCAAGACGAATAAGAGTGGAGGAGGAGGAGGGGTTTACCTAAAATACAATGGGGTAAAGTTTACCCCACTTGCTTATGGTAGAAGGCAACAGAAGGAAGAAGTTATGCCACCTAGTCCTGAGGACTCTATGATTGAGGTGATAACAAGGGGAAGAGCTGAGGGGTACTCAGAGGCTTCTATAAGAGAAGTTCTCAAGTCAAGGGGTCATAGCGTGAAAGATATTAAAAGAGTGATGGCAGCTACCGTAGATTCGTTTAGTGATGTACGGGTTCCATTTGAGTTTGGAAATATTGTAGGAGGTATGCCTGCAGGTATACGACTGTTCCAACAAATACAGTCTGAGATAGATACTTTTAAGGCACCTACCGTAAAACGTACAGGAGTACGTATGACACCTTTTGAGAGAGCGGCTAGGCTCAATGAGTTAAGAGAAGCAAATCCTACCCTATCAGAAATATCTGATACAGCTTTATTAAGAAGGTTTCCTCGTCGTGGAGTACAAGCGGAGACCGTAGTAACCGAGAAGACCCCGGCAGAAGTGAGGGAGAAAGCATTACAGATACTACGTGATAACCCCGTTTACCAAGAGCAAAGCGAACAGGTTCAAATGGAGCTTGTCATAGCTATGGATAGAGCGCTTGGTATTACCGCTAATCGTTCTGTTGCTAAGGAGATAGCTGCTATAAGAAATTCTATTACTCAACGTAACAGAAAAGGAAGAGAACTTCAAGCTATAAAAAGAGAGCTAAGGAATCTTATCCGTACACATATCCCTACGTCAAAAGACTACAGTCAAGCGGCTATAAATAGATTAGTACGAGCGACAGCCGCTGTAACAGAGGATAACTATAGGGTTCAGGTAGAGAAAGTGTTGCAAGTAATTGAAAAGCAGCGAGAGAATATGAGGGCGAAAGTTCTTAAGAAACTACTTACTGATGTAACTCGTGGGGCGAGAAAAACTATTACTGATACCAAGAAAAACAGAGTAGGGTCTTTAGATATACAAGGCCAATCGTTTGCAGAGGTATTCAAGAAAGCTTTAACCTTAGCTATGGCGTCTGAGAAGCAGCAAGAGAAAGCTATGGAAGAGTTTAGGTTACTTGCAGAGGAGTTAGAAACAGACGAAGGGATAGTAGCTTTAGCAAAAAGTGCGTCAGGAGAAACGCTTACCTCAAAAGAAGAGCGCCTAGTTAATATAGCTGTGGCTTTAGATTTAGTAAAGAACCTTCCATCTATGTCGTTAGAAGAGGTGCAGAACTTAGCTAATGACTATGCTGTGGCTGCGTCTATGTCTAGACAAGAGCTCTCCGCAACAAGGAAGAGAAGAGCTTTAGAGACAGATGCTTTAAGACAGAAAGTTACAGACGCTTTACGTATTTCTAACCCTGAGCTGTTTCATGAGGATGGAACTCTTATAAAAGATTTAAACGAAAGAAGGGCTTTATTAGATGCTGTTCGTGAGTATTGGGTAGAAGGGAAAGGGAAAGGGTTATCGGCTAGATTAAAAGGTCAGGTTAAAGCGGCAAAGGCATATTGGGAAATATTCGATTGGAAAGATGGCCCCCAAATGGTGAAGTCTATGTTCGATAGTCTTAAGCACTTAGGGACATTTATGAACTCCTTGAATGATACTCTTTATGAAGAGGTGTTTAACCGTCTTAACAGGATGGATAATAACTCTCTAAAAGGTTACTTTACACAACAAGACTTCTTAAGAAGCTTAGGGTATGAGGCGGTATTAGAACAGTTATTCGATACAGAGATGTATAAAGTAGAAGGGATAAAGTCTACGGTCAGTGGGAAAAAAAGAAATGAATCGTTCAGTAAAGACCAACTCTTAAGACTCTACGCTCTATCTCTAAACCCTGTTCAAAACCGTAAGCTAGAAGCTATGGGCTTTACAAGGGTAAAGATGATTAAGATTGAAGAGTACTTAGGTAAAGATGTAACAGGGTTTGCAGATAAAGTAGTAGCGTATTTAAGTAATGAATATTATGAGGGAGTAAACGATGTGTATCGTGATGTAAACGATGTTAACCTGAACTACGTAGAGAACTATTTCCCTACTATGACAACACAAGCCGATGTCAATCCAAAGCAATTGTTTGACGGAGACTTTAATGGAATCTTTAATGCGGAAAGTGCTCCTGCATTAAGGAACCGTAATGATATGACTAGCGATATAAACTTAAAGGGAGCGTCCTTCACCTCAGCCCTTGAGTCTCATGTAAAAACTATGGAGCATTATAAAGCGTATGCTGCTGATACAAAGAAGCTGAACGCGATATTCAATACCAATAGTGTAGATGGAGTCCTAACGGTGTTAGGTATGAAGAAGATGGTGAAGCAATCAGTTAATAATGCTGTTAACCCTGACTCCGGTAAAAATGCTCTAAACTCTTCAGGAAAGATATTTAATGCTTTACAAACTAAGTTTACATCCTATGCTTTAGCCTTTCGATTAGTTCAAATCGGTAAGCAGATGACTTCGTTTATCAATGCTTTTGAGAACTATACTTTCCGAAAGAGTGGTAAGCAAAATGTGTTGGTAGATATCATTCCGTTCCTTATGGACTATGCTGCTGTTATGGCACAACCAAGGAAGTATCTAAAGATGGCTACAGAAATGTCTCCTACATTTAGGTATCGTTTAGCTCAGGGGGTAAAAGGAGACCTTGCCGGGCTTGAATCAGGTTCACCAACCTTAACAGCGTTAGAGAATAGACAAACTCGTTGGGCCATGTTTTCAAGAGGGTTTAAAAAATCCGCAGCAGCTCCTACTATAGTGGGTGATATCATGGGAGTCATGGGATACATGGCTAACTACAGACGTAATATAAAGAATGGTATGAGTGAAGAGAAAGCTGTCGAAGCTTTCAATGAGTATAACCAAACTCAACAAACGAGACGACCTTCAGAAAGAGCTATCCTTCAACAGAACAGTAACTTTATCGTTAGAGGATTTACGATGTTCGGTTCGACTCCTATCCTGTATATCAACAACGTGATGCAGGCTTCAACAAATATTTTAAGGAGTATAAAAAAAGGAGGTATTAAAAGCGTGAATCAAAAAGACGTAAGAAGACTCGCCCTAAACTTAGGGGCAGCCAACGCAGCGTTTGTTGCGATGTCTAATCTTGGTCTCTTACTACGTGGAGATGATGAAGAACGTAAGGAGGCTATGAGGCAGATAAGAAACGCGATGTTGGGGTTAAACCTTGTGTATATGACTCCTTTCGTAGGCTCAACCGTTAAGGGTATAGAGAATTATATGACAGGCAATAGAAGACCTGCAGACATGGGTGTAAATCCATTTGTCTCTTTATTTAACAAGTGGAAAAAAGCCGCTAAAGATGATAAGGAAATGGAGGCTATGTTGCAGACTGTAATAGAGATAGGTATAGGGGCACAGCTTGCTCCATTCATCGCTCTTATTGAAACAGCAGGAAACCTCGATGAGGCGGGCATAGAAGAGATATATGATATGATTGGATACTCAGAGTCGTATCGAGAGAAAGCGGCTAAGGAGGGTTACGAGAAACCGACACGGGCATACCAAAGAGAATTGGACGCTAAAGCTAAAAAGAAGGCTAGGCAAGAAGCGAACCCTGCTTATATTAGGGATAAGGAAAAAGCAGCCGAACAAAGAGAAAAGGAAAGAAACAAATACAGATACAATAAGTAACTAGCGAGGGTTTGAACCCTCGTCTAGTGACCCTTCGACATCTTCTATAACGCTTTTTAATTCTTTTAAGTCTTGCCTAGCAGAACTTAAGTCTGTGTCCATAAGGTTCTCATACAGTGAATTTGCATGGTTATGAATACGATTCATCAAACTATTGATGTAAGCTATTCTATGTATTTCAAACACTGATAAAGGCTCTTTCATTTTAGTAACTAAAGTCTATTAATACTTTTTCTGCTAATATAAAGTCTAAGTAATCATCACAATAAATCTCCTCAATCTCTAAAAAAAGAGGTGTGTCTTCTGTTTGATGAAGGAAGCGTATTACAAAAAAGAAAGGGTCTTTTCCTTTTAACACACATCCCATCTCTTGTATCCATCCATCTTCTCGTGGCAAATACCCTAATTCCGCATTTTTTTCTAATACTTCTATAATTCTAAGTATAATAGGCTTGGTAAAATCTCTAAGAGTCTCAAGAAAATCTGCGTCATAATCGCAAACGTTAGTTTCCTCTGTATACCTCGGTCTTAATTCCATAGCTGTTAAGTTCTTTAATTCTATACTCTTGCAGTTTCGATAATCTTCCCTTCGGTCTTTTAACCTCACTAAACAATACCCCGCATTCAGGCGGGATAGCAACCAAGTCCGGTATTCCGTTCTTGTTTGTTTGAATAAGTTTGATAACATAGTATCCTTCTGCTTCAAGTTCTTTTATTCTCTTTGACTGAATTTGTTGCTCTGTCATCTTTATATTCTTTGTAGTAGTCAAGGAAAAATCCAATAGCTACCACAATGTTTAGCCCTAATGATATTATTATTTCTTTTATATCTGCGTACACATTATACGTTAAATGTATATGTCCAACCATCCAAAACGGGATAGCTAAATTTTGACTCACCCAACGTAAGACGTATGTAACAAATTTAATCATTAATACATTGTCTTTTTTAGCCCTTTTTGCACATCGTAATATACCATAACTTCTTTATCATTTGACGACCCTTCTCTTGGGGGGCGCCCCCATACCTTTGATTTCCCTATAAGGACTTCCACATCTCCTACTATAATACCATCTTCACAGGCCCATATGATATATGCTTTTGTAGCCTCAACATCTCGATTCATAGCGTCATATATCTTTACTAACTTCCGAGCCGCTATAGGTAAAGGACACGCTTCATCTACTTTCTTATGCCTTCCTTTTACTTCCACATAAGCATAAGCATTAGACTTCTGAGAGAAGACTCTATAGTCTACCTCATATCTCCCAAGTTTCTCATAGCATTTTTCAGGCTGTGATTTAGTCCATAGCTTAATAGCTTTCTCCTCTCTCTGTAAATCTGCCTCAGTCTCAAATCTCTTGCTCATATTTTATTTTTTATTATTTTATAAACCATAGTAAGGGTTAGGTCTTTGTTATTATCAATCATATCTATCAACATAGGGTTTCGCCTGTGTACGAATATTAGCCTTGCCATCATGCCGTTGGAAACTTTATACTTATTAATAAAGTAATGTCTCTTCCTCACGTATCCGTTAGGTGGTCTCTCCATCTCATTATATTCCTTTACTAAATTACTAAGAGTAAAGTCTTTTATTCTCTCATCAAATACTTCATCCTTATCTAAAAATTTTGTAAGAGAATATCTTATGTTCTTTCCCCGGAAATTATGCGTTTGTGCGTGACAGTTGGGACATACAACCTGAAGATTCTCATCAGTATTATCGCTTAGGTCTCCATTGATATGATGAAGCTCTAGCGGTATTTTCTGACCATTCCATTTAGAAGTAGTACAAACTTCACACGTATGGTTCTGTATTATAAAGTGGTATTTTCTAAGAGTATCCCAAGAATGAAGTACCCCACTTTCTCTCTCTTCTAGATACTTGTTAATCCATGTTAACTTTCCTTTTTCTATCTTGTGTTTAGAATTATTAACCTTTTTAAAATTTATCATATCCATTTTTCCGTCCTCCCACGCTTTGCGACTTTTAATTGATTTTTTAAGTTTGGCTTTTGCACTAAACTTTCTAGAGTTTCTACACGCTAGAGAACAAAAATTTAAAAGTCCCTTTTGGGGTGTAAACTCTTTATCGCATTTTTTACATAATTTAAGCATCTTTTTTAAAGTGAGTGAGGGTATATGATTTCTTTTTAACTACAGCTTTATATATCTTATCCTCTATACCTCCTTTAGAAAATATCCAATACACATCGCTCTTAAGCCTGTCTTTAGTAGTCATCCTATCGCGTGATTGCCAATAGCTCGTCGCAGAGAAGTCTATGTTGTAATACACAAGGGCAGAGGCTTGTCTCAGAGAGATACCTTCCCTTCCTGATACAATTTGCAGGGCAATACTTTTGTCGGTGGTTTCAAACTCTTCAAGCTCTGTCGTCAGGTCTTCTCCATAGATTTTTTTAAGGGCGTTAAGCTCCTCTTTAAATTTATAGAAGATTCCAATTTT